TATTTTCAAAATTCTCATTTCTTTATCACGCTTTTTGCGTAAAAACAAAATCCCCGCCCCCAACATTGTGCACAATGCATTTATAGGGACAGGGATTACAAGTTAAAACCCTACCCCAAAGGGTAGGGCACATGAACAAACAACCCTATTCTTTTAATTGGTCTTCAATGTTCTCAATTACTCCTTCAGAGAATTGTCTCCTTTCTTCCACCTCGATAAGACTCTTTGGAACTTTTCCCACTATGCCTATCATGTTAGCACCCATGTACTTAAGGCTATCTGACGTATCTTCGAATTGCCAACCTATGCAAGTAAGCATGTCCATAAAGGCTTCAAAGATAAGTGGCTTTGGCCCTTCTGAAATGTCATCAACGTCAAAGAGGAATAGCATCTTTTGGGGAGTCAATAATAGCATCTCAAAAGGAATGAAATGCGCTTCTAAATGATTGCAAGAATGTTCTATTGCTTTTGGGAATCGTCTGCTAATTTCTAATAAAGTTTTTTGTCTGTTTGTCATAATAAAAAATAAAAGGGTTTAAACATGCCCTCCTTTCGGAGGGCTTTACTACTTACCAACCAAGTTTATCTTCTTTTAGTTGGTCAATTTGGAGGTTAATTTCCACCTCGTTTTCATCGACCTCTGCCCAATCAAAGGACTTGAGTTCGTCCTGCTCCTGCTTCACTTGTTTAGGAGTTGGATTGTAATTGATGTTATCGTCTGCCATCGTTAAAAATTAAAGGGTTAAAAAATATGACTGCTTTCGTAGTCGTTGACTACTCAAAGATAAAACGAATAATTAAACTATCCAAATTAAATTGTGTTAAAATTCGTTAACAAAATTATCAGCCTATCCTATATAAGGAACGCACACGCACGTATACAAAAAAAATTCAACATATCCAAATTTTTTATGTCATTTTTTTTTCTTTACCTCTGATTGATTCTTTATCACGATACCCACCTTTCGGTGGGCACGTGAACCTAATCCCATGTGTAGGTCTTGTCAGTTGGGGCTTCGCCTCCTTTTAGCCAAGACCTAACGTCAGCATAGTAAGGTCTCTGACGATGTTCTCCGATATGCGAACAAAAAGCATCATTCACAATCGAAACATCTTCTCCATCAGCAACGTGTGCCATTTGAAAATGAGTGGAATCTATCTTCTTAAGATAGTAACGATACGGAAGGGTAGGTCTACCTTCCAAGATGTAAATGCCAGTGACATTTGGGTTTAAAGCATTTTCCATTTGAAAAAAGGTTTAAAGGTGAAAAAAATGCCCTCCCTTCGGAGGGCTTGGGTTAATTACTTTTTGTAGTGTTGACAGACAAAGAATAGCGAAGTTGCTATGGCTTGATAAATGAGCGCACCGATTGGATGTATTGGTGACACTAAGTCTGCAGTGGTAAACAATTCACATACAAATATTGCAGTGAAAGTAAAGGCTAATATCTGTGCTGATACGCCAAATGAAAATGCTAATTGATACTTTAGTTTGTTCATCATAAAAATTAAAAGGTTAAAGAATAAAGGTTAAAGGTTAAAGTGTTCGTATGCTTTGAGAATTAGGTTTCGTAGTTGCTTTTTACTGATGTACCCCTTGTCAGCGTGTTTGTGACAAGTAGGACAAACCACAGCAATATTAGTCTTAGGGTCATTCGCTACCTTTACCTTAGTAGTCTTAGGCAAAGAAGATAGTGAGTCAATGTGATGTAATTCTTTACAATCATCATATTCATCATAACCACAAACTACGCAAGGCGTTGAAAGTAGAAAGGCATTGACCTTTCGATTGTGATGTCTAACGTTAGGAAATGAATACTCAGCCAACGTTCGCTCTGAGGGGTCAACGTATGCTGTAGTAACCTCAGTTTTAAGGTATCCAATGTGAGAGTTAGCACATTGTCTTGAACAATACTTAGTGCGCTTATCTTTTACAACGTTGTTACAAGTTGGGTTAAAGCAAGTCTTAGTAGTAGTAGTACACATAATTCGTTTCATTGTTATAAATACAAGTTATAACAAAGAATTGAGAATACCAAATATTAGATAAATTAATTTAAGGTATATATTATATATGTATATCATACCTATATATAATAGATGACAGCGACATCCAGCGACAGCTTAGAAAGAAAGATACATCACATTAGATACATATCTATCTATACATACCTACCCTTGAACATGTACCAAAAGACAGATGATTACCTACTACATACCCACCACCAAAAAAAACAAGCGACAAAAAAACGTTTCTAAAATTTACAGGGGGGTACAACAAAATTTTTACAAAAAAAAATTTGTAATATATAATACTTACACCCGCAACCTCTGTGTACTCTTAGAGGGCGGGGGTCAATATATTTAGAATATGGGGTGGGGGCTGAGTTTAAAATTAAACGAAGGGGACTAAAAAAACACCCCCCACTAGGGAGGGTGCAACCTAAATAACGATGGGACTATTAATGGTTATCGTTTGGAGCGTTTTCTTTTTTTCTTATTAGCGTTTGCTATAGCTGCTCCTCTTCTTCTGTTAGCCTTTCGTGTGGTAACTGCTAAGTTCTTCTTAGAGTTAGTCCCTCCTCTCGAAAGGGGCCTCTTATGGTCTACCTCTTTGCCATCTCCCTTTTTGAGACGGCCTTCCTTTGTAAGAATACGTCTGGCTTTGTTGCGTTCCGAGCGTTGAGCAACTGCCTTCTTAGAACCCCAGTATTTCTTGTAGTTCTTCTTATTGTATTCTTTACTGTTCGTAGCCATGGGTGTAGATTAACCCTGGATAGAAGGTTGAGTCTACGGTGTAGATTAGCCTATCAAGCTCCAGGGTATTGTTTGAGGTGGATATATGGTCCACTACCTCTTCTTAGTACTTCTATGTACCTTTTGAATAGGGAAGTCTGCGAACTTAGACGAACCCGTGTGCTTTTTATATCCAGTTGAAGGGTCCTTCATTAGCTTGAGGGAGCCTCCTTTACCTTTCATCCAGTGAAACCCCTTGGGTGCTGGAACTCTTTTCTTATCTGCCATAATTATTTCTTTTTACTTGCGGTTACTTTACTTTCTCCTTTGGTAACAGTGACATCAGTGTCAGTTACATCAACTTGCATCGGGTCATCTTCCTTGTCAGACAGCTCTTGAATTAGACTTTTAATTATTTCTAATTCAGGCTTCTCCTCTTTTTCCTTTGCCCCAACGATGTGTTGTAGTATGCCAATAAGAGCCATAGCTGCTGTAGATACAAGACCTATAACAGCAGTTAAAGCACCTCCTTCTAAAAACTGAGAGCTAATGACACCTATCACTACTAATATTGTTATATAGTTTATAGCGTTTTTGCCTAAGTGCTTAGATGCTATCTCTTTCGCAGTGCTTTCTGCGTGTATTTTATCAATCTCTATCTTTGCTAAGATTTCTTCTTTTAATGTTTCTTTGCTCATTATTACTTGTTTCTGCTTTTAAAATAATTTATTTGTCTTTCTCTCTCTTCCGCTTTCTTTTTACTTCTAAAGGTACCGAGAACGTCTCCTTTCTTTGAGTATAACTTCCACACATTTTTATTTGGCATCTTCCGTATCACTGTTCTATATTTATTGTTATTGTAACTACAAATAAAAATAGTTCTGCAGTATACCAATGCACCACATCTGTGGGAGCCAAGCACTGCCAACCCAAAGCACATCTATTGTGGGGCCAATGAAGAGATATATCTATACTCCAGTCTCTCATCGTTCAAATAGTTTTTCAAAAGGTATAAGGACTATATTACTTGTGTTATTGTCCCCTCCTTTGACTTTTCTAGCAAACTTTGATTTGCAAAGTTCTTTCAATCGTTCTGTGGTTACAAGAACTATAGTATCTTTCTTGCCTCCCTCAACAATTGCAAACCATTCTGCTTCTGTCGTTGATATTCCAGAATACTTTCCTCGACTAGCATACTCCACGGCTATATTATTAGTGTCTGCTAGTTGAAAATCGGTTTTTACCTCGATTTTTTTGTCTGACAAAAGATTGCCTAATGTTTCCTCGCCAATTTTACCCAGCTCAAGGTCGTATTTAAAGTCAGAGTTATAATTCATTTCTTTGTTGGTTTACCGTGCTTCCTTCTCACACTGTTTTTACCCTTCTTGAAGATGTCAACCACCTTATCTTTTCCCATAACCTTAGCACGTTGTTCGCCAACGGTTAAGATTTGTATTTTCCTGGCGAAAGACTTGCTGCTGTTCTTGACTTTCTTTACAGTGTCTCTAGCATCCTTCTGCGTAGCAAACTTTATACGAACAGTATCTTTTGGATTTTCATCCGTATAAAGCCTTCTACCAGAACCTTTAGGCTTCTTGCCAGTCCCTACTTTAGGGTCTTTCTTTTTTCTCGGCATGATTAAGGTACAACCTGTCTGTTAAAAGAAACAATTCCATCAGTAATTTTACCTGATGTAACGACTGAAAGAAATCCTCCACACTCAGGTAAAACAGTTTTTGCTTTTTCTTTTGTGTAAACAGGTAACGAAGCCAATACTTGGCTAAGTTTTATGTATCCTTTTGGAAGATTGCAGTTTCTATATAGAATTTGTTCTTTTTTAATTGCAATATCAAAGTAAGGTACCTTCTTTTCCACCGCACCATTATTATTGGAACCAAAATTACCAGTTACTAACCGTAAGTCTCCACCAGCTGCCGAAAGATAAGGGTCGCATTTTTTAAGTCCGTCCCCTACAGCAGCTGCTTCAGTAGCGTATACAGGCAAACTTCCGTAAACAGATGTAAACCTTACATAACCATTTGGTATTTGGCAACCATACTTTACAACTTCTTCTTGAGGAATAGCAATGTCAAGAGCATTTGTAAAGTCTCTATCTCCTGTTCCTGTACCCCCTGTACCCCCTGTACCCAAAATAGCAATAGAGTTAATGCTACCAAGTGAATACATATCACAGTCTCTTAGGCCTGCTGCTCTTGCCTCTGCCTCATTTTTAAATGCAGGTAATCTTGCTATCACTGAGCTTAATCTTACGTACCCTGCAGGTACAGCACATCCGTGCTTGACTAGGTTTTCTTTTTTAATCGATATATCGTAACTAGGCATTATTTCTCGTTTTTAATTTTATTTTTAGTCATTTTCAGCTTCCCATTCAAGCTGTTCTTTTAATTCATTTAATGCTTCGGTTAGACCTTTGCTTCCTTCAGCGTATTGTTCAAGGCTATCTGTCCATTTTGTGTTAAACCATCCAAGGTTTACAATAAATCCTTTCCCATTAGTACTTCCACCACCATCGTCTTCTAATTCTTTACCATCATAGTAGAGCTTTTCTACAAACTCTCCAAAGTTAGTTTCAAGTATTCCAGCAGAAAGTTTTTTATCATCAAACTCTTCTCCTTCTTCAAGCTCTAGAGTCCAAGTATTTATCCATCCCTTCTCTTGGCTCATACAAGCTATTACAGGAACGTAATCCTCTTCAGTGAGCTCTGCATACAAATTATCCCAATCAGGCTCCTCAGTATCAAAGAAACCGCCTTCTCGGCCCCATAAGAATTGATGTTCTATCTCTCTTTCTTCTTCGGTGTCTGTGTCTATCAAAGTTAAGCTCCCCTCAGCATGGCTACCATAAAAATGTAAGATATCGTCTAGGTCGTGCCAGTATTTGTCCTCGCCACCAATCATATGTGGAATGGAATCGTTTTCGTTTTCCTCCCACCCTTCAAGAATATAAGACTCAATCTCCTCTGGGTCCTTATATTTCCAATAATTACAAAATTCTTGAGAAATTTTTCCTATTGTTATTTCTCCTCCGTATCGGTTACCTACAATAGTGTAAACTTTTTTACTCATGGTTTTGGTTTTTTCTTTTACTAATTATTTCGGAAAACTTTTCAGATGCTGTAAATCCTAGTCCTGCCATAACTATCCATTGCAAAGATTCAAACATATGTTGCTCTACAGTGTAATCGCAAAATAAATTTGATGTAAAAGCAATTAACATAAAAAGTAAACACATGGCTGTGACTACTCTTTTAGAAGATACCTCGCCTCCCTCTGAAAACATTCCTTTAAAAAAATTCTTCATCTACCTCTAAGTTTGTCAATAATAATGCATGATAATAATATAAGGACTACTACAGCAATTTCTATTGACATTTATTTTTTCTTTCTTTTTTTCTTGCTAGCACAATGGGCCTTTTGACTAAATCCCTTTGGATTCTTACAGTTAATTGACTTTTTATACTTAGCTGACCATTTTTTACCCTTCTTCGTCATACCATTGTGTATTACCACTTTTTGGTTCTTCTTTTTTTATTGGCTCCTCCTCATCCATTTGTTTTAGAGTTTCATCCCACTCTAAAAATTTAGGCATATCATAAGACCATATTCCAATCATGGTGGGGTGCTTGACAAACAACTCACCCGATGTTTTCATATCTTCATACCTAGCTCTGGAATCCCAATAGCTTTCCTCTTTTATAGGTTTATAATTTTTCTTAGCCATTTAATATAATAAAAATATTTGAATTATCCAAATTCATGACTTTAGTTGAGATGTTTATCTACACCAAGTTGAACTCTTTTCTCTACTTCTTCTAAAACAGTCAAAGCAGACAAACCATCCAGACCTGATTCTTCTAATGAAGTCAGTAATCTATCTTGTATCTCCACGTTTTCCAACCCTTCTTTTTGGTATGTGTACCAAGCCATTGTAAGTTTGGATAATATTTTATGATGTCTAGCCTCTAGTGTCATACAATTGTTATGTGTGGCCTAATTTTTTCCATTACCTCGTCATATGTTGTGGCGAAAAGTCTTGGCAAGAAGTTGCCTTCACTTTGTATTAAAGCTCTTCCTTTTTTTGTTTTAGATATGCTCCTAATATCATCTACCTTAATCAGCATAGTTTCTTGCTGTAAGTTGTTTACACTTTCATCTATATCTTCTGCACAAAGTTCTTCACACTGTTCTTGTAACCTTTCTGCACTTAAACCTAAAGCTTCTGCTTTTTCTTGTGCTTCTTCAAGACACTGTGAGCAAGACTCGTCCATTTTACCCTCTATCTGGTAGAATGCTTGCAATTCTAAAAATACTGGTTTAGTCATTACACTGATTTTGTTAGTAATTTTCTAGCCTCTGTCGTTAACGAACTTGCTCTTGACCTGTTAACACTTCCACAAGAATCACATCTAAGTGCATCATACTCAGACATATACGTTTTATAAGTACCTACAACAGAAAGGTCGGTGCCCCCACAAGTTGCACAACAAGTCACGTTTTCACCAATATGTAACCCCATATTTGGGTGAGGAGTAATCCAAGAGCGTATCCTTAAATATACTTCTTCAAGAAGGGTTACATCCTTAATATTATATTCTTCCATCTTGTCTAAAGACTCTTGTTCACCTTCCATACAGCCCTTCCAAAGCTCAAATCCCCCAGTTTTCATTTTTTCTCCTAATTCAAGGAATTGTGCCACATAATCTAGTTTGTTAGACGAAATGTTAAACTTCTTCCTGACATGTTTAAGGGTGTCAATAGTCTGGTACGGTGTCGGTGGGTGTAAACCCAGTTTTAGGAAGCGAGTGTTAACTCTTTTTATATCAAACTTATCTCCGTTGTGAGCAATGACTATATCTGCTTCGTTTAATAGTTCCCAAAAATTTCTTACTATTCTAGAATCGTCTTGTGCCTTAACTTCTTTTGGTGTAAGTTTTCCTGTGTATATTTTTTCTTCAAAGAGCCATTTAGCAGACCATGTAATGATAAACCAGTCTGATTCAAGCATAGACAAGTTGTACCCAACATTTTGATTCCACAAGCTCCATATATTAGCCATAAGAGGGGCGGTCTCAATATCAAATATTAGCACTCTTGCAGGAGATGATTTAGCAGCTTCTTGATTAATTGCTATCTCTGTCTCAATATCTCCTAGAGAATTTATGTATCTACTAACAGCTCTTCTCCAAGAATCAGAATATTTGTATTTATGTTTATTACAAAACTCTTCCGCTGTGTGGGTAAAATTACCATGCCTAGAATATATCTCTAATATTTCAGCGATATTTTTTTGTATAATATCTTTAATAGCCATCTTAACAATTCAGGTCATTTGGGAAATATTTCCCTAAAATGTTACCGTTATAATATTTACCGTTGTCCCTAATAACATCCATCTTAAACTGGGCTTCTGTTTCTAGAAAAGAAAGTTTCTTTTCGCAGTTAGAAAACTCCCATATATGTTTTTCAAATTGGTCTCCTTCCTGTATGTGTTTGTTAAGCTCTGCATTAGACCCCGTATACATTAACCAATCAGATTCTAATTTAGCTTTATGAACCCATACTGGCAAGCCTTTTTTAGATTTTCTTTTATTTTTGTGCCTCCTAATTTCTACCCCCTCAAGTTTCAACTCCTGAAATCTTTTTATGCCTACCTTCTTCCAGTGGTATAAACTTTTTTTACCAATATACATTTTACCTTTACTAAGGTTCGTTATGCAATATACAAATCCTATAGCATCTTTAGGTATCTGGTCGAGAGTGCTTACCTTTTTGTCATCATAAATCCACATTACCAGCCACAAATTTTTTCGTACTGCTCCATAAATTTAGCCACCATAGGGTCTCTGTAATTTTGTTGAAGTTCTACGTGAACCATCTCATCCAGCTTATCGGCAGTATCTATAAGTTGATGAAATCCACTACGGCTAGGTTGTTTCAAATCATTCTGTCTAAGGTCCCCTGTAAATATCATGAGAGAACCTTTACCAAGTCTTGTACAGAATAAATATGTTTGAAGTTTAGTTAGGTTCTGTGCCTCATCGACAATCATAACACTATTAGTAATTGTTCTACCTCTGGCAAATTGCAAGGGAAGAAGTTCTAGTTGGCCCTCTTTTAGCCACTTTTCTAACTCTTTTTTACCATTCTCTCTTAGAACCTCCATATTTTCTATTACGGGAGCACACCACTGCCTCATCTTTTCATCTTTGTTTCCTGGCAGATAGCCCATATCTTCTGTGGAAACTTGAGGACGAGCAATATACATTCTTTCTACACCACCTTTTAAGAACAAGTCTAATGCAATTTGTGATGCAAGAAATGTCTTAGACGTACCTGCTTTACCAGTTATGATTGCAATCTTAGAATCTAGTATTTTTTCTTTTGCATGTTTTTGTTCTTCACTTAATTCATACTTAAAAGACGGGTTGGTTTTTGTCTTTCTAGTACTTAAGTCTTCTCTCATTTGTTGTAATGTTTAATAATTTCATCCCTCAAAGTTTCCTCTAAATCAGGATTTTCATCAAGTAAAGCAAAAACTGCTTTCTTACCTTGTCCAAGTTGCGTACCATCATAACTATACCACGCTCCTTTTTTATCTATTAATCCTAGAGCTATAGCCATATCTACTATCTCCTCTTTTGCGTCTATACCAATACCAAATCGTAATTGGAAAGAGTGTTTTTGTAAAGGAGGGTATGTTTTATTTTTCTCTGTAGTTGCAGTGATTAAATTAGACACCTGTCGGTCTACACCGTCAACTTTTTCTTTGTTGCCAGCAGACTTACTAGATGTAAGTTTAATACGTATTGAGGAATAAAATTTAAGTGCATTACCACCAGTTGTAACATCTGGCGAACCATACATAACACCAATCTTTTGTCTAAGTTGATTTACAAAAATTAACGTACAATTGTTTCTACTTGCAATGGGAGACAAAACACGCATAGCTTGTGACATTAATCTTGCATGCACACCCATTTTGCTCTCACCTGCTTCACCCTCCGATTCCACAGACGGAACCATAGTGGCTACTGAGTCTACTACAACTAGTCCTACCTCTCCAGTATCCGCAAGTGTTTTTGTTATTTCTATTGCTTCTTCGCCACTACTTGGTTGACAAAAAATAAGCTCTTCAGTATCAACACCCAGGGCTTCTGCGTAATTTTTATCAAAAGCATGCTCCATATCCACAAAAGCACATCTCTTCCCCATAGCTTGAGCCTCAGCTATAGCATGAACACATAGTGTGCTTTTACCAGAAGATTCCCACCCAAAAAGCTCAATAATTCTTCCTAGAGGGTAACCCCCTCCTGTAATAACATCTAGGCCTAATGAGCCTGTTGATATTCTTTCTAATTTTTCAAAGGCTTCATTCTCTCCCAAATGAAAGACTGAACCTGAGCCAAAATTTTTATTTAGCTTGGCCAAAGCATCATTAAGCTTACTACTCATCATTAAGGTGGTTTTTAAATTGTTTAAAAAAAGTCTCTATTAAAACAGTTGCAACCCCACAACGAATATTAAAAAGAAACATTTCAAATACCAAATCATCTAATTCTGTCTGGTACTTATCAAACATATCGTCAGTTAACAAGTCCTCATCCACATAGTCTAGAACACAATCTCTATAACTGTGAAAGTACTCCCTGTCAAGAAGTTGGTTATTGTCATCCATAACTGCAAGTCATTTATCTTGCAATATAAAAAACATATCTGAATTACGCAAGTAAATTACAGTAAATATTACAAATAATTTTTAGATAAAATATTTTTTTAAAAACGCTTGCAAATGTCAGAAACTTTTTTTAACTTCACGTTGTCCTGTTAAGGGGAAGAGAAGAAGGGGGACTATAGGGGGATTTTGAGAAGGGGTTGTAAGGTGGTGTGGTTTTTGTGGATAATTACCAGTAAATTTCCTTGTATATTATTAAACATATTAGTATAATAGTAATATTATGGCACAATATAGAACACTACCTTTTTTTCTAACATACACAGACAAGATTGATTTAATTCAAAAACTTCTTGAAATATATAGTGCAACAACTACACATCTTACACAAAGAGATATTGACCTATTAACATTGTGTTTTATGTATGATTTAAATTCTAAAGGGTTCAAAGATAAGGTAATATCTGCAAATTTAGGAGTTAAAACACATCAAAACGTTACAACTATGTTTTCTAGGTTAAAGAAAAAAGGTTTAGTTATAAAGCATCCTGTAAAAAATAGAAAGGACCTTAATAGTGACCTTCAAAAGCTAAAAGAAACAATAGAACAATATCCAAATATCGCTATACAAATGATGTATACTTCAAATGATTCTAGAAGATAAAATATATTTTATAGACGACATACTTGATGAGTATGAGAAAAGGGGAGGAGACAGAGAAGCTGCAGAAGCTTTGTATTGGACAACAAGAGACGAATTAGTAGAACATATTAGTAATAATGATAGTGTTGTATATAAGATAAATCACTTTGGTACTTTGTACTACACTGCAGCATCTTTAAATAATTTGTTAAAGCAAGTTACTCGAGTTATAAATAAAAAAAGTAAATTCGAAAATACTTGGATTCATCGAAAAAAAGTGTTAGAGTCTAAAATAAAAAACATGTCTATTCTTATTGATAAGGCAAAGAGTAATAATATTAATAACATATGGTTTTTTAGGAAAAGGTTTAATCCACAAAAGATAAAAAATGGGTAAGATAAGACCAAGAAGAATTATTGAAGGATGGAAGAATCGCATTCTAGGAAAAAATATGTCTTTTGATGAGGCACGCTACAATACTTGCTTGGATTGTGAACATAGAAATAAAATGATTGATACTTGTAATATATGTGGTTGTGTTTTAAAAGCTAAAACTAAAGTAGCAGATGAAGTTTGTCCTGAAAATAGATGGCATGACATAAAGGAGTTTGAGGGGAGAGGTTTAGCTATTAGAGTTCATGATTATGAAAAAACTGACATTGATGTTGTGGATGACATTATAGTTATAGAATACAGAGAACCTCTCATCCTCAACTCTCCTGTTTCTTCTTCTGAGTTTAAGATAGACTTAGTAAACTGTAGAGGAGATTATGAAAAACTTAGTTCTGAAGAAATAACTCTTGATAATATATTTACAAAGGTTTGTTCTTGCTTTTCGGTTGTACATTTAAAGAAAAAACTTGAAGAGGGAGAAAGTATGACTATGACTATTAAGTATAATACTAAGATACCTGGAATAATAGATAAAAGGCTAAAAGTGCACACCAGTCAAGGTGTGTTTGTTATAAGAATAAAAGGTGATGTAATAGAAGAATAATGGAATCAATAAGAAAAAGACACATAGCGGATTTATTGTCAACTATGATATTAGAGAACCCAGACTTCACTGCTGTAGAATTAGTTAGGTCAGTTTTGAGAGTAAAGAATTTTAAAAATAAAAAAGGATACAAATCCTTTAATATGTCTGCTACAGATGAAGAGTTTTCTATTGCGTTGGAAAACACGGTTAGAGAATTAAAAAATCAAAAATAATGACTGAGGAGCAAAAAAAGTATTTAGAAAATGTTGTAAACTATAACTTGGACCTTTACGAAAAATTAGTAGAGGCCTCTAACGATTTAGACGATGAAAGCGAGTCTGAAAAGTATGTAAAGTTTTTAGTGGTGTCAACAGCACAAGAGTGTGTTTTCAAAATAAAAGAAGCACATACTCATGCAAAACAATTATTCAATCATTCCATAGAGTTGCCTTCAAAAATTGAAAGTATGTTTGCAGGAATGAAAAGTGCATTTTCCGTTCAAAATGATGAGTTAGTAAATGTTTCAGGAATGAAGATGCCTGATTTATTAGAATTTATAACCGAGTCATTAAACAAAGAAAATGGAGAAAAGCCAAATTCCTAACATATCGTTTAAGGATTTTTTAATTAATCAACCAGAGCCCACAAGAGAGCAAACTAGTTATGTCTCTTTCTGGATGAAGCATATAAACTATTGTAAATCAGGAGTTTATGTTGGAGGGGTATATATCTCTGGATGGTTATATTGGCATTTAAATTTTTTCAAACTATCTATTGATAAAAGAGATGAGTTTGGTAACTCTGTGCGAGTGGTCACCAACCCTCATCTTAGAGACAATGAGTGGCTTATAAACTGGTGCTATAATGAAGCAGATAAAAATGGTAAACAACCTATTCTTGCATTTGGTACAAGACGATTCGCTAAGACATCTTTTATTTCATCAAGAGTTGCTTATAATACTTTTATATTTCAGTATAGTAATCCTTTAATCATTGGTGGGTCTCAGTCTGACCTAAACAATATTACTAAGTATCTTGATGAATTTTACGAAAGAAGACCTGACTGTTTTTCTGACTTTGTAAAGATAAATGACTGGAACAAAGCGACCTCATCTGATGTTGAGATAGAGTTCAACAAAAGAATTGTAACAAAAGGTCGAAATCCAATAAATCCTGTTAGCTACGAGTTTTTTCCTATTAATGAAAAACCAAATGATAATTCGTTTGCTTTTTCAAGGGTATCAGTTAGAAATCTCCAGCAAGGTCAAGTTACTTCCAAAGAAGAATTACTCGCAGGTATTACCCCTACAGAAGCTGTATGGGATGAGGTGGGAAAGTACTTATATTCTAAACAGCGTTCAGCTTTGCTTCCCGCTATAGAAAATGACCTTGGGGAAAGAAGGTTTGTAGAGCTATTGATTGGTACGGGAGGTAATACAGATTTTGCCGCAGATGCAGAGATAGACTTTTTAAACACAGAAAAGTCTAATTTCTTTCATTTTGACGTAAAAGAATATTTAAAAGATATTAAAGATGAGCATTTTAGATACTATCAAGATACTGATAAGAAAGTTAGTCTTTTTGTTCCTGCCCAAATGTCTAACAAGGGCGGCCAGAAGAAAGAAATACCGTTGGTACAATATCTCAACAGAGACTTCACGGCTGAACAAGTTGAAGCGTTGGATGGGTTCAATATTTTTGTAACTGACTGGGAGATTGCATATGATAAGGTCGGTGACTTTATAAATTCTGAACATGCCAAATCACCCGATAAGGGTAAAAAGGCACAAATGTATTATCCTTTCCAACCAGAAGATTGTTTTTTGTTTTCTGGTAATAATCCATTCCCTGTGGAACAAGCTAAAAAAGCTCAGGACATTATAACCATTGATGGTAAAACAGGTGAGTATGTTTCTCTAGACGTTGGTCCTAACGGTCTTATATCCGTTATACAGTCAAGTTTAGAACCTGTTACTGAATACCCATTTAAAGGAGGAGCGTATGAGTCACCTTGTGTCATATATGAAAGACCTATTTTTGAAAATCCAAGACAAATAAAAAGGGGTACATATGTTGCAGGCTTTGACGGTGCAAAGGTTGCCACCTCTAAGACATCTGATTCCCTCAACTGTTTGTATATATTTAAAAGGCAGGCTGGTGTATCAGGTTGTCAAAATCAAATAGTAGCACATCTTACAGGTAGACCACATATGGATGCGATATACTATCGACAAGCTATGTTATTGCTAAAATTGTACAATGCTGAGTGTTTGCCAGAAGCAGATGTGCCTTTTGTAAAGTATTTACGTAGCCAAAAGGCAGACTACCTTCTTGCACAAGCAAAGGGCACAAACTTAAGAATCAATGAAAATAGTAGAGCAAATGTAGATTATGGATTACCTGCTACAGCGAGAAATAAAGAACATCTTTTAAAATTACTAAAAAACTATTGTTGGGAACAGATACCAACAGGTGAGATAGGACCAGATGGAGAGGAGATAACTGTTCTAGGTGTAGAACGTATTACTGACCCTATGCTACTAGAGGAAATAATAAAATTTGGTAACTACAAGAATTATGACCGTATTATGTCTTTTGGACACGCATTGATTTGGGATGAAGAATTATCAATCAATAATATCACTGGTTCTGAAAATAAATATGAAATAAAAAGAGATGTCTACACTAAACTAACCGACAAAAAATTTGGTAGAAGTAGGTTTAGGTAATTGTAAGGTATTTGGACATTTAATATAAAATTAGTAAGTTTGCCGTTTAAAGTCAAAGTATGTTTCTAGATATTGATTTAAGAGATGCCCCCTATTTGGGTAGCACCCTACGGCTACCTGCACAGGCGTTGCCTAATAAGAAAAAGACAAAAGCTTGGTTTAAGGACTGCATGGATACTCTTGAAACTATTGGAATCAGACAGCTTAACGTTAATAGGCAAAGATTCGAGGATGCATATAGAATAGTTGAAGGCAGTTTCAGATACAGCGATGTTACAAACACATCTGCTTTTTTATCTGAGGTTGATATGCTTCGTTCTCAGTCTGATATTGCAGAAGACTTACAACACTATGGTTTTATTGAGCCTATCGTAAATACACTTATAGGTGAGTATATTAAGAAGCCTAATCCATCAATTATACATGCTGATGATACACACTCTACAAATGAGTATTTGAGGTTCAAAAAACAAAGACTTTGGGAGAGCGTAAGTAAAGCTATAAACTCAGAGATAGAGCTAAAAATGATTTCTAGGGGTATAAATCCTAATCAAAAACAATTTGGCTCTGAAGAAGAGAAGCAGGCTTATATGCAGCAGCTTAGAAGCTACAGACAACAAAACATACCAAAAGAAGTAGAACAGTACATGAACACAGAGTGGAAGCCTAACTATATTGATTGGGCAGAGAAAACTCTTGAGGAGTCAGAAACTCGTTTCCATCTTGATGAAATGTACAGAGACCTATTCAGAGACTATCTAATTACTGGTAGGTGCTTTATGCATTGGAGAATAGGTAGAGACTACTATAGACCAGAAAGGTGGTCCCCACTAAATACTTTTACATCTATCACACAGGAGGAGAAATATCCTGAATTGGGTGAATATGTTGGTAGAATACAATATCTTACCCCGAACCAAGTTATAACAAACTTTGGCCATCGTTTAACTGAAAACGAGAAGAGGGAGGTACTGAAGTCCCGACATTACAAAAAATCAGATGAGGTTGCAGTATCAGGTATAAAAGACACGCAGTCTTTTCTTGAAAACTTTGGAGGTACTCTTAAAAGAGTTCCATACGCAGATTATATTGCTCATGAGAATATTGGATTTATTCAAGACCAAACAGGTGTTGATTTAGGGTATAGGGGTCAGTTTCCTAACCAGAATATGGGTCTTAACTATTTCTTTAACAATTATGATAACAGATACGATTTAATAAGAGTAGTCGAGACGTATTGGGTATCCTACAAGAGAATAGGGTATTTGGTGTACAGAAAACCAGAGAGTTATGACCTTGTTAATGAAATCGTAACTGACGAAATATTAAGAGAGCTTATAAACGAATATGGCATCAAGCAACTGCGGACTGTTACTCTAGACCAACACTCTGCTAATCCAGTTGAAAATACTATTGTATGGGATTATGTTCCTGAAGTTTGGTATGGTGTAAAAATATTAAAAGACAATACTGACCTTTATGAAGATGTGTACATATTTGGAGAACCTGTAGAGCATCAGCTCAAGGGAGAAAGTTCTATGTTTGACACTTTGTTACCTGTATGTGGTATGATGGAAAACACATCTTTGGTATCAAGAGTAGAAATAGACCAAATTGAATACTCTCTTGCAATGAACATGGCTAGAGATTACATGTCTAAAGAATTAGGTATATTCTTCTTGATGGACTTGGCGTATATGCCTGAGTTTTTAAAAGACTTTGGGGGAGATGAGGCAATTGGCAAACTAATGGAAGTCACAAGAAATCTTGGTCTTCTTCCTGTAGATTCTTCTCAAGCAAGAGGTACTGCGTTCAATAACTTTCAGATGGTCAATATGGACCTTACTGCAGCTATGATGGGTAAGTTACAGTTTGCACAAGCAATTAAATCAAGAGCTTTTGAGAAGTTAGGTTTAAGTATGCAGAGGATGGCAGGGGCTGTAGAGCAACAGACTGCTACAGGTATTAAGGTAACCCAAGATGCATCATACGCTCAAACAGAGGTATGGTTTGACAAGTTTGCTAAATTTCAACAAAGAGCTTCAGAGATGCATATTAATGTTGCACAATGGGTTCAAAAGACAGGTATTGATGTAACTGTTAACTTTACAGACAGTGACAGAATGAGACATTTAATTATGTTAAATGATACTAATCTTCCTATTAGAAGGTTCAAAGTGTACACTCAAAATAATTCTAAAAGACGTAGTGAGCTTGAAATACTGAAGAAAACATATTTCCAAGACAATACAATTATGAAAAACTTGGAGGATATGGCAGAAGTAATATCTGCTGACTCGACTGCTAAAGTTATCCAGTTGGCAAGGTTGTCAAGAAAGAGAACCGACCTTATGCAGCAGCAACAACAGCAACAGCAAATGCAGGCTATTGAGATGCAGAAAGCTGCTGATATGGAAAAAGAGCAACTTAAGCATCAGCACAAGATGGAGGTTGAAAGGCTGAAAGGAGAAATAGCCTTGAACAAGCAAGCTATATTATCTTTAGGCTTCGTCAAGCCAGGAGATGAGGGTGCTAAAGATGATACCCCGATGGTTGTAGAACAATTGAAAGCTTCAACTGATGCACTCGAGCAAAGGTTCAAACAAAGGATAGGAGAAGAACAACTCAGAAGACAAGCAATAGATTCTGATAGGAGGTACCAAATAGCTCAACAAGAATTAAATCTTAAGGAACGAGAGATGCAAACTCGGATGCAAGTGGCAAATAAGGACTTGCAAATCGCTGAAACTAACAAAAATCGTTATGATGCAAAAGCATAACATTTTTTGTAATGTATTTGTAACATTTGTTTCAAAGTTGCAAAACATAAAAATTATATATACTTTTACACCATAAAATCACCAACATGTCAGAAGAAAATAAAAATCCCTTTACTATAGGGACCCCGTTCACAATTCAATTTGATGATGCGGCAGCTTCAGAAACTGATGAAAACCAAACTGAAACTGAAGATAGTAAGACAGAAGAAACAGCCCCTGCAAAAGAAGAAAAGCAAGAAGCCGCACCAGTAAAGGCTTCTCCTGAAAAGGAAGTGGAGGAGAAAAGTGGTAAGGTAGAGATAGAGGATATCCTAGATAAGCCTGTGGCTTTCGATGATGAGGAACCTTCTCAAGCTGAAACTACAGAGGCAAAGGAAGCTATCAAAGAGGCTTTAAGCTCTGACGATGAAAACTTTGACTACGATTATGTTTCTAAAAAATTAATTGAAGCAGGGTTTTGGGAGGACTTTGAAGGAAGAGAAGAAACTGAAATAACTAAAGAAGTATTTGAGCAGCTCTCTAAGCAACAAGATAAGTGGAAGAAAGAGAATCTAGCTACGACTCTCTTTTCTAGCTTGGACCCCGCTGAAAAAGAATTTCTGGCTTTTAAAAAGCAAGGTGGTGATTTGCACACCTATTATCAGTCCAGAACACAAGTAGATAGAATTAATAACTTAGATATTGACTCAGAGCAAGGTAAGTTGAATTCTATTTATACTTATTATAAGAATTTTGTTGGATGGGACGATGCTAAGATTCAAAAGCACCTTGCTAGAATCTCTGAAACTCCAGAAGACCTTGAAGAAGAGGCTATGTCTTCTTACGAGAAGATTCAACAACACACAAAGCAGCAGCATGAACAGTTGGTACAACAACAGCAACAGGTTGCTGAACAGAGACAGCAAGCAGTTAACGATTATAAGAAAACTGTTAGAGAAACTCTTAAAACTAAAAACTTTAATCAAAATCAAATTAAATCGGTGGTTAGCGGGCTAACCAAACTAGATGAGAATGGTTTTGCTGAAGTAGATAAAGCTTTTTTACAGTTTAGGAATCATCCTGAACGAGCCATCGAGCTTTACAGATTCTTGACTGACTATCAAGGCTACATTGAGGACGTAACTCGTACAAGAGAGAACGAAACCAAAAAAAGAGTCTTTATGGACATCAAGAAAGCTAAGAAGACAGAAGATGAGAAACGTGATTTCTCTTTCAAACCTACAAGGGACAAAAAAACAAAAAATCCCTTTATCAAGTAGTATATATTTTTTTAAATAATTTTAATTTTAAACACCGAGTACAATGGGAAAAGAAAATTTTAATGGGCAGTTTATTGGAGCGAACTTCAATGACTCTACGGTGATTGGTGTTACCAATAAGAGCGACATCCAATCCCAATTCGGCTATCTCGACTCAGTTGCTTTGAAAGCATCTGATTATGTCGATGACAGAACATCACTAGGAATGCTTGAGCTATTCGAAAATGCTCGAATCGTAAATGTTCCTTTTATTAAAGATGCTCTGAAAAATTCAGACAAAATTTATGTTAACGGAATCAGAGGAAGTTTTGATTACGAAATCGCAATGGAAATTGATAAACCATGCGTTATTCAAAATGTAGAAGAAGGAGATTTCTTAGGTATTGATGGTTCATATTTCGATATAAAGCTATCTCACCCTTACTCTCCTGGTGACATTCTTACTTACGACCCAGTTGATGGTGAGCAAGTAATTGTTATTGAAGATTCAGAAGTTGTAGACGAAGGTGACGGTTACGTTCACACTGTACAGCTTGTAACAAGAGACAGAAGCAAATACTTCCCTGCTTCTAAATTGAAGCCAGGTACAGAGTATGTTAAAATTGACCACATTGCTGGTGAGTTTGACACTCAATACTCTGCTCCCAACATGATGGGATTGGCTCAAAACTCTGTAAAACTTCAGTATACGTTAGGTGATTACCGTGCAGTACAAGTTGGATACTCTGCTTACGCAGACGTTCTTACTGTAAACGGGAAAGAAGCATCTCACTTAACTGAAAGAATTCAAAAAATGCAAGACCGCCTAGGAGGTGATTACTTCTTCGTAGGTCAAGTTAACCCTAACAACGGAAGACTTCTCCGTGACACAGTTCGAGTTCAACCTATTATGGAAGCTCTTGCAATGGCTGAGTTGATGAAGCTTACTGCAATGGGTATGATGTTCGATAGAGGTGCGACAATCACAGGAATCAATGGTTCTAAGCTTGTAAATGAAGGGCTCTACCACCAGTTACGTAGAGGTCACAGATTCATCTACAAAAATGTAAATGAGTTACGTCAGTTAATTCAACGTGCTGCTGAGATTATATATCACGGTACATCTATTCAAATCCACGACAGACGAATGGTATTCAAAGCTGGATTTAACGCACACAATTTAGTTCGTGAATTGTTCAAAGAAGAGTTCAAGAACACTACTCCAGTACACATTGACCAAGAGGCTCTTCCAGTAAGAATTCTTTCTGGTAATGACAGATACAACTTACAGTATCAGTCTTATGCTATCGGTGAGGCATTCCTAAACGGAATCGGTACAGTAAGAGTTGAGCACGACCCATCTCTTGATTATGATAGCTTTGGTGACTACATCAGCCGAGGGTACTCTGCTGGACTGTCCAAGCGTTCTTACACATTGGTTATGTATGATATCTCTGACCCAATTTATACTAATGTATTTGACAGAAGTGTGTTCCCTAAAGGTGTTGATATCGACAACAAATCTCAAGGCACTAGCAATCTTTATATTGTTAAGCCTAAGAATGTTCCAGACTTTGCTTACGGTTCTACTAACGGACCAGTATTCGAATCAGGATTCACATACTCAAGGCCACAACCTGGTAGAGAGTTCACTTGCATGTCTTCCATGTCAGCATGGATTCCAGACAAGTCTAGAGTTGTAATGATTGAGAAGCTCGAAACTAACGACTTCTAATCAAGCCTTATAATTTAATTAGTGGGGGAGGTTATACTCCCCCAATTTAAAAGTCTTTTAAACTTAGAAATTATGCCAGGACATACAGAAGAAAAAAGAATGATGAAAAAAATGATGGGAACGAGGATGTACGGAGACGGTGGCATGCATCACAACCCACACGGATTTGGTGTAGAAGGAAAAGGTGGAAAAAAATCCAATTTTGTCAGTCCTCCAAAAGGTAACTCGAAAGAGACCAAGTAATTAAAAATATGGGGCCTAACCAGCCCCAATATTTTCCAGAAGTAAGTAGCCCTTACTTAATTTAAAATTAACCAGTAAAAAATAACCAATTATGTATTCAGAATGTTTTGAAGTCGCTAAAGACAGGATATATCGCATTGTAGAAAAAGTAGACGACTCCACTCCAGGAGGCCTAAGAGAGATAAACAGATATAAAATGGTTTCCTACACAGCGGAGCCTGCAAGATGTTTATTCGTAGGAGACCCTGAAACAGGTCGCTATGACACTGGTTTTGACGAAAACTCAGTAGAGTTCGCAGGAAAGTCAAAATCAGAAACTACTAAAATTTTAAAGGAAAGAGAAAATCTAATTAATTGGTACAATTCCAAGCTTGCTAATTTTCTAAAAACAAATCCTAACTATACAGAAAAGGATTTTGTAGCCTCAGAGCATTGTGGATTAGACTTATCTCATAACACTATGGTAGACACCAGTGATATGAATAATTACTTCAAGCTTTACTTAGCTTACAGAGGTGGTCAAATAACCCCTCAGTGTGATGCTAGTAACCCAAGATATAACGGTTCATTGTATCAAATTGTAGATACAACTAAAACTGAAACAGAACAGACCTCAACTTCTGAAAAGAAACTAGAGGTTATGACTTGGTTCGGAAATATGCACAAGAAGGATTCCGACAAGTTGAAACAATACCTACAGTATGTAGGAGCGTTGCGAAGAGGGCAAAGTGCAACAAGAGGCGTTATGCTTTCATTACTTGAAAGATGGATTGCAGACGTTAGAAACTTAGACTATATTCTTCAAACAATTAAGAATACAGACTACGAAGAAGTTCTAATTAAAAATAGAATTAGCGACTTCATCAAGAGGAGAAGAATTGTTAAAGAGGATGGAACCTTCTATTTTGACGGGGAAAAACTCGGAAGAACTACTCAACAAGCTTTCAAAACACTTACAAAAGTTGGAAATGAAGAGCTTCTTGAGAAACTAAATGAATAATGACTATAAGAGAGGCATATTTACGGTTTTTAACTAAAGTTAACCAAAACTTAAAGTCGAACAATATAGCTGCCTCAAAGGATAGATTCATCTTCTTGTACAATGAAGAACAAATCAGGTTTCTTGATTATTGTTTAGATTTTAGAAATGATGAAGCCATTAGCGATGTTGAAGAGTTTCTTGTAATAGACAACAACGTACAACCTCTTCCCGCTGTAGATAAGATAGTGCCGTTGGACCTAGATGACGATTGGTTCGAAGTATCAAGTGCTTTTGCTTATGTGAAAACAGATGAATGCAAGGGTATAAGAATGAGTCTTTTTGAGATAAAAAACTTTGACCAAGAGCAGCTAGCGATAGATGAAAACAACGCTCCTTCTTTAAGGTACAGACAGGCACCATTTTATATAGGTAATAATAACCTAAATGTCTACACCAAAGACTTCGATATTGAAAGAGGGGTAGTCACTTACTACAGGTTTCCAAAACCAGTAGACATTTCAGGATACATAGACATAGATGGAACAGCATCTACAGATATAGACCCAGAGGGCACAGATTGGTGGGTCAACAAAATTATTTCAATGTGTGCCGAATCATTTTTTAGAAACTATGGCGATGCCAATTTAGTAACAATTAATAAAGATAGGATTATTAACAACAATTAAAATTTTTTATCATGAATTCACGTTCACACAATTCAGCGTATTCAAGGCTGATGGTACTTTCTGACCTGGGTACCGATAATGTAGTAAAGGCAACGGGAGGCTCCCGAGACCTTGCAAATGGTCAAATTGGTCTCTTCCGAATGGCAGGGAAAACTGCACGAGGTGTAGAAGCAGTATCTGAAATGGATGGATACGGCAAAAAAGAGTTATTCCAAATTCAAGTAGGTACAGGACGTACGCAGGATGCTGGAGGTATGACTAACAAGAACTTCTCAACTATCTCTTTCACTAGAGATGACGTTCTCGATGTTACCTTTGATACAGCAAAAGCTCCTGTGTATTCTGAAGTAACTTTAGGTTACAATGGTACAGCTGGTAGTGGAATCAAACTAAAAGAAAACGAAGCTACTACAGTTTCATTGAAACTATTCGGTGAGCAACTTTCATATCTAGGTTATCGTGATGGAGTTGCAAATATGGAATTTAGCATATTCTCAGGCTCTCCTGATGCTTGTGATAACTGCTTGAACCCATGTGCTACTACTTCTTGTACTTCTATCGTAAGAGACTTGGTAGAAGATATTAGAACTTACGAACTTCGTGCTGGTTCTGATTTAGGAACAGGAGCATCTATCAAAGTAGGTGATTTAGTAGACGTTATCGGTACTTACTCTTGTACTCCTGATTTAGTACCTTCAACTACTACAGTGTATTACACACTAGAGTTATGTGATGATGGAACATCACAAGCTCTTGCTAAAGTTCAATCTCAGTATGACGATGGAACTGTAGTAGAGAGAATTGAAAGAGAGGGAACTCAATCGACTTATCAAATCATTAAGTCAGGCGGTGCCCCAGCTAACTTTGCTCCTACTCAGACTTATACACTTGAGCCAAGTGGAGCTAAGAGACTTGTTCATACCAGAGTTCTTCTTGACTGTGAGGTATGTCCAACAGGATTTAGCAAAGTAACAGGAGGCCATGTATTTGAGGTAACACTACCAGTAGAAGCACTTACTGTTGCTGAGGTAAAGTCTGCTATTGAAAATAATGCCGCTGTAACTTTAGCAAATGTAACTGATGTAGGTAGAGCCACTGGCGACCTTAACAGTCAAGTATATATCATTGTTGCAGATGGAGACATTAGCAGAACAGATGTTATTGCAGAATTGATTGCGAAAGCTCCTGGAGCAGGTTCTACAGGTATCAGCGATGCTGCACAACTTGAAGTAGTAGACAAAGGACAAAGTTCTGATGTTTGCGTATCTGACAGTGACGGAGTTGCTTCAACTATTGCTTGGAGTACAGGTAAAAGTTGTGATATTTTCTCTAAAACAATTGAGCTTGATGTAGACTTAGATTGTGGTCCTTTCGCTACTGCTGCTGCACGAACTACTGCTGCAAACGCCAAACTAGCTGAATTACAAGCTATCTATACTGATTTAAGTGTAGCTCTTAGCTCTACCGATATAGGAGAGTGTAGAGCACGTTACACAGGTACATTAACTTCTGAACCTGTATGTGAAGGTTGTGAACAGCCAGACCCAATTTTCCCAGCTATGCCAGATGACTATGAGTTTTCTGCTTGGTCTGAAAGAACTGTAGGAGCATCTGAAATCACTTCTTTCACATTGACTAACGGTTTCACTGCAATTGGTGCTACTGAAACTGTAACTGTTGATGAGACTTCGGCTGCAGTCACTACTAAGCCTGCAGGTTCTACTTTTAATGTTCAGGTTACAACAAATTCAGCTGCTGTTGACACTGTTGTTGTAAAAATCGATGCTAGTGACCCTAGTACAGGATTTGCTGTAGGTGACACAATTGTAATCGATGCTGACCAAGTAGGTTCAGGATTCAACGCTGGTACTAATGGTACAATCACTCTTACTATAACAGGTATCGGTGGGGCGTTCCCAGATGACTGTGAGTGTGGTATCAAATTCGTTGCTAAGAACGCATTCTTGTGTCCTCCAGCAATGCTTGCTGACCAAATTGGAACATTCACTCCTAAAGGAGTTAAACTCCAAGTTTCTGGTGGTGAAGCACCTGCAAACCTCTTAGAAGGTTATAAATTTGTAACAACTCCATTTAAAGTCACTCGTCACGAAAGAGACTTTGACGGAACTGGATGGGGTATCAACTACATGAAGCAAGAGAAAGCTTCTGCTGAGTACTTCGCTGGAATTTCTCCACGAAGAAGCTACGCTGAAGGTTACTTAAGCGGATTCGAAACTAAACTTGACCCTTGTACTCAGTACGACAAGTTCACAGTTAAGTTGAGAAGAAATCCATACGCTGGTACTGCAAGCCGCAGAATGGGAGAAGAAATCAGATATGTCTTCTTAATCCCAAGTAACACAGGTTGCAGCTACGAATCATTCGTAGGAGCCCTCGGAGGGTCTGTAGATTGTCCGAAGCCTGCTAACAACTAGTAGTTAGATTTCATTAACCTAAGAAGGGGGAGGCTATCCTCCCCCTTTTTTATAATATAATATAATGGCAAATTTCGATGTGGCAATAAAAAAAGAAGAACTGGTCAAAAGTGGTTGTAATATACCTGTTGGCTATGTTAGATTAACTGAAGTATTAGGTTCTCTACCTGCATACGCTGACGATGCGGCTGCCAAAGCAGCTGGGTTAAAGAAATGCGATGTTTACATTAAAACATCTACAGGTGCGATAACAGCAATACAAGCCTAATTAATTATGAAAATATGAACCTCATATCTCTATTAATTTTGATAGGGAGTGGGGTTTTTTAATATACAGAAAATGGGAAAAGACGTATTAATACCAAAGAAGTGGTTATATACAGATGGCCAATGTACTTACTCTAGTAAGTATGACCTTCTGTCTAAATATTTTATAAAATATCCAGATGTAACAGGAACAGAAGGACAAGTTCTTTCCCTTGACGCTGATTTAAAACCTGTATGGAAAAATGACGCTGATACAACAACGACATCATTCAGTGTAACAAGTCTTGATGCAGCCATAGGTAGCATGCTAGGAGACAAGCTTATTCCTACAAAAACCGAGACTAGTGGGTTGACGGTAGGAAATCCTTACTATATAAGCAATAACTCAGGTGAAACTGACCTTTCTGCTGTATCTGATATTACAAGTACAACAGCAATGAGTGCAGCTATTGGTTTAGCAGTAGGTACAACAAGTGCCAGTGGTATTTTAGTTAGGGGACTTGTTAGATTAAATGCCGACCTACAACCAGGAGCAACTTTATACTTCGTTAACAATTCTCTATCTGCTACCGCACCCTCAACAACAGGTCAGTATGTTAGAATAGCAGGTTATGTCCTACAAAAAGTTAGTTCCACTAACAGTGTAGTTTATTTTAATCCATCTCAAGACTTTATATTATTATCTTAAAATTTAGAAAAAATGGCATTACAAGGTTCAATTACATTCAAAGGTTTACCAGTACCAAAGGCATATCTTGATATTCACAAAATTGTTATAGACGTAGAAAGCATGTCTGCTAACATGGAATACAAAGTATATGCAAACGAAGATGTGTTTGCTAAGGATAAAAGCAATCACCTTACAACTCATATAGAAGTTGTACCTGTTCAGGAAGTCTTCATAGATAAACTCTTACGAGCTGGTAGAGAAGAAGCTAAGAAAGACGGTAAGAAGTTTGGTGGATTTAAGGATTATAGAAGAGAGTAACCTATGGCTAATATTGGAAGCATATCAGGTGTATTAGCATCTGCTATATCTTCAATAGATGGTATAGCTAAGTCTGCTATATCTGCTGTTGATGGGGTATTATTTTCAGTTATTTCCACATTAATTGCTATTATTGCAAAAGGTACAGCAAATGATGCTATAACTTCGGGAATACAGGGTACTTCAGGGAATTCCAGTTGCGGAAAAACTGTACAATTAGATTTAGGAAAATATATAACGTTTAATGGTCAGTTAACAAATGCAAATAACCAAAATGTTCTTGGTGTTGGAATAACTCAATCGGATTTAACTCTAACGACTAGTTCTTCAGTATTAAGTGTTTATCCAGGGACTGCTGATTTAGACCCATACGGTAGAGGTCAAGCAATGGGAGCGTGTAAATTAAATTCTAACCAAGCACTTGTTTGTTCTCCCTCAGTTGGAGTTGGAAATGTCTTTAAGGTATTAACATATAGTGGAGGCACAAATGCTCTTGTTATAGATGCTACATTTAATGATGGTGATTCTGCAAATTTAGTTGACAGGTTCCCAAATTTTCAACTTTTAAAAGTTAGTGGTACTGTATATACAGTTGCATCTACTGGATTGAGTAGAGGAGGAGCATTCCCTTATGCAAGGGTGTGGGATATAGATATTTCAGGTTCTGGTTCAGCAACATCAAGAGGGATAATTTATCCTATGGGAACAGGACCAGCCTCTGGTAATGGAAAAACAAACTTATGTTATTTAGGTACTGTTGGTGGAAAAGAATGCTTTGCAATTTTTTATGCTAAATCCACTTCTGGTGCTGGAGTAGCTTATTATGCAGTTTATGAATACAATACTTCAACTAATACTTTAGTTGAGACTGTTGGCGATACATTATATAAAAGTGGTTCAAATTCTTTTGAAGGATTTGTAGATTTTAAAATTGAAGATGGAAGAGGTCCAGTTATGTTTGTAGAAAACAGTGTAGGCTATATTGCAGGTGCAATATATGATGGAACATCGTTTAGTGTTGGGTCCTCTAGCACATGGGGAACAGCTTCGGATTTAGTAAGATTTCCAGGAATGTGTCCATATTATAATGGTCAAGAAAATTCCACTTCTCAATTTATTATTGGTAATGGAAAAAATAGTAACGCGTCTGGACAAACGGCAAAATTTAATGTCTTTCCAGTAAATTATAACTCTTCATCTAATCAATTTGATACTTCTAAATATAATACTTCAGATAGTGAAGATGTTTTAGAAGATTCAGCTACAACAACTACATTTAGTGGTGCCATACATAACCCATTTATAGGTACACAAAACACAGAATTTGGCTCAGTTGTTACCACTTATAGAGATTCTGTAGGAACATTTAGAGGACAAAGAGCTAATGCATTTAAAATGAGTAAGACATAATGAAATTTTTAGTAACACAATCAGATAGGCAAATTTGTTTAATTGCAGATAACATCATATTAGAAAGTGATGGGATATACTATGCTTGGGATGATGCATCTCCCCACAAGGTCACAAGAGCTAACTCAACAGACACCTTAGAAATAGTTGATGTACCTGAAGGAACTCAACTTCCTGATGATGAGTTTATCATAGGTAAGTATGTCTATGACTTAGACGGAACATTTAGTATCTATCCTGATTGGGATAATGATGGCATCGATTAATAGTATATATAAAATATTTTAAAAATGGCAAAACAATACAGCAAAGACGTTGCTATAAAAAAGCAACAAGTAATGAAAAGTAAATGTAACATGCCAATTGGCTATGTTTCATTAAGTAATTTATTAGGTTCTTTTCCTAAATATGCAGACAATGCTGCAGCAAAAGAAGCAGGTCTTAGAAACTGTGATGTATACATAAATAGCCTTAATCAACTAGCAGTTGTGAGAGATGCTGCTTTATCTGCAAGACTACTAGATAAGATAGGGGCAACTCCAATAGCTGCTTATTCTACTAGACTTCTTAGAAATGCTTATACAGGACCCCTAATTAGAGTTAGAAAAGTTCCACCATTCCCTGGCATAGGAGGAGAAGAGAAGGATATATTTCCTGATTTAAACGGAAATCTAAATGAAGAAATTCTTCTTGACTTTTTAGGAACTTCAGATGGAAAGGTAACCAAGTGGTACAATCAGGCAACTACAGGCTCTACCCACGACCTTGCCCAAGCATCAGCTCTTTCACAACCACAATTAGCTACAGGAGGTGTTCTTAACAAGACAAACAGTAAACCTACTATTAATTTAGGTAGTCAATCTAATTTATTAACATCGGGCACACTAGGATTTGTGGGACAAGGCTCCGCTGTAGGGGCTTATCACGCTTTTACTGTGGCTAAGGCTTTTAGTAATGGTGCCACTGGAGGGTTGCCTGCAACTTTAGCATCTGGTCCTATAGCAAGGGCTATTACATCCACAGGGATAAGCGGTACTGTTATAGCTGAATTTGCAAGGATGCAACGGTCAGGTCTTTTTGACGGTACTTATGATATTGCTACAGAGGACACTTTGGGAGCCGCTTCATTTCATCAGACAGGGCTTTCTCCTGTAAATATGTCTTTTAGACGAAGCAACTTTTTAGCTAATGCTGGAAATCAAAGCTACCTTGAAGCCAAAGACAATGGAGCCGCTGAATTGACTGTCACTTTGAATAATAGTTCAAACTTAGTAGCTGCAATAGGTAACGCACATCAAGCCGATGGTGTCTTAGAAATAGGTGGTCGAGGTTCATCTCCTAACGTTGCTTACACTAATAGTTTTCTTCTCACAAAAGAAATACAAGAATACATCCATTTTGGAGACAGCAATACATCTATTGATGTAGCTGCATCTATAATTAAGAACGACATTAATAATTACTACTCAATATTTTAATCATGCATTTATATTATCCATTTCCAAATAATGAAGCATCAAAGGATGCTAGTATGAATATCTACGACCTAAACGCTCCTTCAAGAAGTGAGCGTGTAACGTTATATGCTTTTGATTGGTTTCCAAATGAAAACGATGATACTTGCGTTATTGCTTGGGAAGATGAAGAACAAGTTTTTAATACTGGCGACATACTAAATGGTATCACTCCTTTAACAGAAGAAGAAGCTATTGAAGCAGGATACCAACTAGGTGATGAGTATAGTGGCGTTAGGAACATATAGAATAAGAGAAGATGATAGATTTGTGGATAGCTCTTGTGGGGCTTTTGAGTGTATTTGTAGGGGGGATATTGGGTGTTATAAGTTCAAACTTTGATGCCTTTAAATATATGGTTCCTAAAAAGTGGAGACGAGAAACTGATTTTGGCCAAGTGGTATCTACAAAACTACATCTTGACACCTTAGCTAGATTGTTACAAAACAGAGCTAATGTTAACAAAGCGGTCCTTATACACGTATCTAACGGAGGAACCATGGTGAAACCAGAGGGACTTCTGTATGGAACAATTATCAACCCTACAGAATTTACCCACACATTTAACAAACAAACTCTTGATAACGAGTACATACATATGGTACAAGAAATATATCAAGATGGTAAAACAAAGAGAAGTGTAAAAGAATTGAATGCTAATGGATTACTAAGACCTTTATTGGTAACGCAGAAAGTTGGTGAAACCCATTGCTTTCACGTTAAAGAAATTCATCACAAAAACAATTTTTGTTACATCTTCTTGGCTGTTGACGTTCACATGGGTGCAACGCTAAATGACGAGGATTTTGATGCAATCAGGAACGTCATCAGTCAGATACAAAACATATTGTAATGAATTTTGATATTAAAGATATTTTACTTAAATTAGAGTCCCGTGGGGTAGGTAAAATACTGGACTTTTTACTGAGGACCGCCATCTTAATAATATTAACTATTATACTGTCTACAAGGAGCTGCAACTCTGATGTCAGTTATCTAGACCAAGAAATTATTAAGAAGAGAGAAAAGGTAGAGGAACAACTTGATGCTCTACTAAAATCCACTAAAGATATTGAAAAACTACAAGTTAAATTAGATAGCTTGCAATCAAATATTTATAGTGAGTTAAATCAATTTGAAAACCTACTAACTAGAAACATTTATGAAACCGATTCTACTCTCATTATTATTAGTAATACTAACATTGACAGCCTTCTCTCAAACATCCCCGAATACCGTGGAGGAGATGGAGGTCTTTAGGTTTGAAGCAGATGACACTACATATGTAATGTTTTATGCTGATGACTATAAAAAGTTATTAGAAATAGGTAGAGAAAATGTTTTACTAAACAATATAAAAGACTCTCTCACAATAAGTTACAATTCATTGGTGGGAAGCATTGATGTGTTTGTGATGGAGTATGAGGCTGTTGTAAGTTATATAGACACTATGAAAATAGTAGCTAACGACCTACAAAAAAGTTTTAAAAAGTATACGGATGTTACCGAGACCAAATTAGAAAAGGCAGTGAGAAAATGGTACAGGTGGAGGTCGGTAGCATTAACATCAATAGGATTTAACTTTTTACAAGTTGGAGCCTTGATAACGACTATTAAAGTATTAAAATGACAAACGGACTAGACCCAGTATTAAATTTTGAAGTTACTCCTTCTTGGGATAGTAGGGTTCTTGTAATTACTGATATTTCCGATTGGAAGCACCTCATAGATGAGCCTTCTTATATAGAGATAACACTACCTGGTTCTAAGACCCCCGTAAGACATAGTTATTCTAAAAACAAGGTAATGGTGTTTAATGCTAGTACTTTGAACTTTGGTTGTAACAGTGGTTGCGAAGACGAACTGCCCACGTTACCTGATGGTATTTACAAGATAAAAATCTATGTTTGTGAGGGCACCCAATTTTCTTATGAAAAACATGTTCTTAGGACTGTTAATCTAGAAATAAGACTTCAAAGAGAGATAATGGCACTTGATATTGAATGTATGCCAAATTCAGGATGCTTAAATAAAATTATAGAAGCTGAGTTTATGATTAAGGGAGCAAAGGCAGATATTTTCTTCGGAAATATCACTTCTGCTCAACGAAAGTATCATCTAGCTGTTGACATAGTAGAACACGTTGAACATTGTGACTGCTCAAAAAATTGTGGAAATGGACACACTACAACGACTTACTAATACGGAACAGTCCATATACGAGAAGATACAGAGATATTATCAGAAAAAATCTGATGGTCTTCTTCACAATTATATGTTTGACAAGGAGTTTCATTTTGATATACCTAATTGTACTATAGTTAAAACCTTTGAAAACATAATATGCCAAGACCTAGATTGTGATTATGGTATAGACAGCTGTATGTTAGAAAAAATGAATATATACTTAGAAAAAAATAAAAAATGAGTTGCAGTAATTACAAATTCAAAGACACTTGTGGAGAATCTATATTTGCACCATGTGTTTATGTAGAGCAAACCTTTCCCGACATCTCTTCGTTATCAAGTGAAAGTTGTACGGACCTAGACAAAGTTATTGCTGATTTGTACACACTCGTAAATAAGAGTTACGTAGACATGCATACGTATGCAAAAGGTTGTTTAGACTACTCCCCCACAACAGATGCTGACATTAAACCTGTTCAAGTTCTCAATAAGTTAACAGAGGAGGTTTGTAAACTTCAGCCTCTAATGGGACTAATAGACACCACAGTAAACCCTAATGTTTTAAAGAAGATACCAGAGTTTGATATTAATAAACTTAATCTCTGTTGTCTTGTTCCAGACCCTTGCGGAGCTACTCCTGCTACTTTAGAGCAGCTATTACAAATTATTATTAATAAGGTTTGTTTGTGTTGTGATAGTATTACTTGTGCATCTAACCCAACATTATTCCCATCTTAAAATTTAAATAATGGCTTGTAAAAATTGTAAAGACGTAGTAGTAGAAAGTTGTGATACCTGTTATTGCAGCGACACGGTTTGTACACCCTGTAAAATAAAATTAGCTGATAGATGTATAACTATTACATCGAACCTACCTGGTATTGCACCAAACCTGGAATGTAAGGACTTAAATACTGTGTTGTTAGCTATAAACAACAAATTAAGCAGTAGTCTAACCATTGCATCCAATCAGTTTTTTGCAACTGATGGTACTGCTAACTTTCCAGGTCCAGGCGATAATTATAGATGGGCTGGAGAGATAGTTACAGGTGTAAACTTATGGGACCAGAATAATTATACAGAGGGACTTGATGCTCCAAAAACAGGGTTTACTACTGTATCAGACCAAAGAATGGCAGGTATACCTGTACCTTTTGATATTGCTGCAGGGGAGAAGATAGTTCTTACAGGTACATTCAGTAATTTACACTCCGTACAAGTAAATGGCAAGGTAGAGGTAGGAGTTACGCCATGTGCAGGTAGCGACACATCTTTACCTCGCACAATAGCTCCGCTTGTAGAAGCATCTACACCTGCTAACAATGACATAGTGATGGAAAACTTCTATGGGGAGACCATGTACTCAACATGTTTTAGAAAGGAATTTAATGCCCCTGAAGGAGGCATTACTAAAGGTTCAGACCTGCTTGTAGTGGGGTGGCAATTAAGTAGAACATTAACTGCTAGTGATAAGTTAGTAGTTGCATGGACGTTATCTGTTTAAAATAAATAAAAACCAATGGAAAAATTTATTATAGATGGAGGATTATTAAATGATGTAAAAATGGTTATTCTGAATGGTAAGCAAGAAGTGGCAACAGCTCAACAAATTATCAGTATTATGAATAGGCTACAGAATTTAACTCCACAAGAAACACCAGAAAAAGAATAAAATGGGTTGTAGTAGTTGTAAATGTAGTAATTGCAGTTCTAGCTGTAGCAGCTGTATGTGTGGTAGCTCTACTTGTAGTAGTAGCTGCACTTGTAAAACATCATGTGAATGTGGAAGTACAGGATGTGACCACTTACTAAATGATGAGTGTATTAGGCTAACATCAGCTCTGTCAGTTTGTGGGGTAGTCACTATTCCAGCAGGTACTTATTACAACTCGGCAATCAAAACAATAGTAGACACTATTTGTACATCAGGAGCACAAGGCCCAACAGGACCAACAGGTCCCACTGGTGTTGCAGGACCAACAGGCCCCACTGGGGTCACGGGGGTTACAGGGCCTACTGGAGCCACAGGTGTTACAGGTGTTACAGGTGCTACGGGTGCAGGTATACAAGGACCAACGGGACCAACTGGTGCTACAGGGGCAACTGGTGTAGGAATTACAGGAGCTACAGGTCCTACAGGTGCAGCAGGACCCGTGGGCCCAACAGGACCAACAGGAGCTACAGGACCAACAGGAGCTACAGGAGCTACAGGAGCTAATAATGTTGATATTATTGACTATGTGTTAGGCACACTTGTTCCTACAGGTGCAGGATTTGATACTGTGCGTACTACTAATATTTTAGTAGCATCGAACCCTATAGATTCAGATGGAGAACATTTAGAAATACTTGTAACTTTTGATACACCAAACGGTATAGCTAACATAGATGAATTTAGGCTTGTGGTATCAGATGGTGCTACGACCACAAATATCACTAGAAGTGGTGTATCTTATCTAGGCAGAATGTACGGTCTTGTTCAACAAGGGGGAATGTTTAAAATTATCTTAAATAGAGTTAACGCTACTACTGCAGGATTAATGATGGAGTACTCTTCAGCAGCTGCTTTGAACTTTCAAGATGCTCCTGATAATGATTTTAATGGTTCTATGTTTATACCACCAAAGTCTGCCTCATTTACTCTAGACTTCAGCCAGAACATTAGTATTCAATATCAAATTGATGCAAGCAGTTTGGCAGACACTTCTAGTCTTACTCAAATATCAGTCAAACACTTTAAAGCATAATAATGGGAAGTTTTAGATATCAAAAACAATTTGAAATATTAGCCGCTGGGGGCACAAATACGGTCTTAACTACAGACCCACATAGTAGTTATGTTATAAAGTCTACTGGCCACGTATCACTAGGAGCTAATAATTGGAGTGTCACTTACACAGGAACAGTCGCAGGGCAAACTATCATTACAAACTATATTGCTAACGTAGACTCCTCGGGAACAGGAACAGTTACTATTAACGGCACAGTGATTCCAGAGTATTTGACTTGTATACAAAATGGGACAGGAGCAGGACAAACAGCTTCTGATTTATATGTAGTTTCTGTATATGATGGGGCTGCTTGGACTAATACTATTTTAATAGATAGGACTAATGACCCTTTCGTCACTCCTTTCCTTACAATTGCCCCAGTATTATACACACCAGGAGTAAGTGATATAGTAGGACCATTGAGGTCAGGAAGGTTCTCTATAACTTCACCAGCTACTGGCATTTCGGATGCTACTTATATTTGGCAAAGAATAGGTAACGTAGTTACAGGAAACCTACAACTATCTATCAGCGATAGAACGGCACTACCAATTGTAGCTGATAATCTTGATTTCACAATAGATGTCCCTGTTAGGCCTTCTTCTGCAGGTATTTCAAATTTACATGGAACGGGTACTGCACAATTATTTGCTTCAGCTAATCCAAATAAATTTTATCCAGTGTTTGTTCAAAATGATACAGGAGTACCAACTACTAAAATTAGAGTACTAGCTGAGAATTTAAGTACAGCAAGTGTGACAGGAGGTACAGGCCTAGGTTCTATTTCTATAGAATTTAGCTATTACATATAAAATTAAAAGGGTGGTTTTGGTTGGTTTTCCACCTGCTGGGGGGTTCTTTTAGAGCCCCCTTTGTTATTGTAATAAATTTGTATATTTAATTAATTTTCACTAATTTAGAAGAATGACTGTTGGACAATTTATCTCGGATGTAAAAAACTCTGTTCAAGCTATCAGACAAGATGATAGAATAAGTAATAAGTATATCCATTCGTTAGCAAGGGATTATACTAGTTTTATATTGTCACAAAGACAATTGAGAGATGTATTTAGAGATAGCACTATCTTTACAGAGGTAACTTGTGTTGAAATGAAACAAATTCGTGCTGATAAGTGTGATATTGCAGAGTTTAGAAAGTGCGATAAAGTCATGAAATCTGAGTGCAAGCTTCCAAATATTTTCAATTCTTCTATCGGGCCTATCATTATTGCAGTTTCAAATATTACAGGAGAAACTCAATATCAGCAGCTAAGAACAGCAGCAGACTACAAAAGTCAGCAGAAAAGAAAGTTCCAAACTGCCGTTAATTATTTTTATTTAGCTAACGGTTTTTTGTATGTTGTAGGGAGTACGCCCGAAAGGATATCAATAACTGCTCTATTTGAAGACCAACTTGAAGCAGAACAGTTTTCCGCTTGCTCTGGTGTTGATAGCTGTGAGTCTGCTCTTGATTATAAAATTATTATACCTAACAAGTATATCTCTACAGTAAAAGACCAAGTGGTACAACATTTAATTAAAACAAGAAAAAATATACCAGCCGATGAAAATCCCGATTTAGATAGTAACCAGAAAACTGGATTAGTAGCTAAACGTAAGTAATGTTTAAACGAGGTGATAGAAAACCATCTTCGTGGGGAGTTCCTGTAAATGTGATGGGTAAAAACTTTGAACGAAAAGTTAAAAGAAAATATCCCAACTTAAAAGACAGGTATACTCCGACTGAGTGGGCTAACATAAAAAAAGAGTTCTGGGGAACTGCAGCTGATGTTTTGATAAATCAGCCTAACGGAATAGTTTTAGATGGGATAGGATACTTTTGTTTCCCAGCCTACATAAAAAAAAGTAAATTCCCCTACACAAACAGAACCAATTTTAAGAACAAAGGACTATTGTATTACAGTCAGTTTTTTGGTCATGTATTTAATAATTTTTTCTTGAGAGGACTAAGTTTTGAATTTATAAGACCACAAAAGAATAAATGGAAAGACAAAGTAAACGAAGGATACGAATATAAGTGTCACTACAAGAATATAGATAACATCATAGGCAATGGAAAAAAGCACTTACATCCCACTAGAAGAATTTATCGCTGATTTAACTTCTAGTAATTATTTTAAAGACAACCCTCAATTAGTAGATGAGGCATCTATCGCTAGGTGGGTGTTTTTGAAATTAAAAAACTTTGGGAGAAACGTTATGGATAAGTATGAGAGAGTTATCCACGTTGATAACTATAGAGCAGAACTTCCAGAAAATTTTGCATCCCTTTTCTTAGCTGTATTTTGTGAACCACATTTAATTAGTATGCCAGAGGATACTGAACCACTTAGAGTTCAGTCTAGACTGTACGCAGAAAAAATCAGCTGCCCTGAAGAAAGCATTTGTACTGACTGCCTACCAACTTGTAAAGAGGGAAGTTGTGTAGACAGAGTAGTAGAGAATTTATATTTAGACCCCACTACAAACGTAAACGTCCTTTACAGGAATCCTGTTTATGTAAAAATAGGTAGTGACTTGATTAGAAGCCAATGTGAGGCTAACTGTATAAATCGTCATGTAAAAGACAGCCCATATTCGATGAATATAAAAGGAAAGACAGTATACGCTAACTTCAAGAAAGGGGCTATCTACCTTCAATACTATGGATTACCGATGGATGACAATTGTCTTCCTGTTATTCCTATAACACCTAACGGATACTTAGAAGAATACCTAGAGTATTACGTCAAAAGAAAAATATTGGAAGATGCAATGCTATCTGACGATACCACTAATAAACAATACATATATAGTTCATACATACAACAAGAAACTGATTTACACGCTAAGGCTAAAGCTGATACTTCTAAAATTGATATGGTTGCTTTGTTTAAAGCTATGGGCAACAACAGGTTTAGAATGCATAAATACGATGTTTATCTAGGTGCGTTGAAAACTAATTATGTTGATTCGGGACCAGCCGTAGGATTCGGTACGTTCCAGAACCCTAATCCATTTCGATTCTAATGGCTAAGAGTAACAAAAGAATAGACAGACAGATAGGTGCACCCAAGCAGGGTATGAATAAGGATGTGCATCCCGCATCCTTAGACGAAAAAACCTACACACATGCCCTCAATGCAAACTATGAGGGACAGGATGGAGATATTGTTAACCTTCAAAATGAAGAAAGCAACATACTTTGTTCAAAGTTTAAACCAGGCTTTAAAGTAGTAGGACACCAAATTGACATCACAGGGGAAAGAACATATTTCTTTTTAGTTGATGATTCTACAACTCCCCCTCGCTCTGAGATAGGATTTATAGAGGACCTGGGTAAGCAAATTAATTTTACTGACACAGTAATTAAATGTGGGTGTAGTATAGAGGCTGTTCTATCTGATGGTTTAGAAAATCAAGTTCAAAGTGAGACCTGTACTTATACTACCTTAATAGCTGATTACGAATGTCCTAATGGCTTGACTCCTAATCACTGTCTAAATTTTAACATAAACTATCCAATATCGTCAGTACTAAAAGACGACAAGTTGGGGAAGATACTGTATTTTACAGATGACCTTAACCCCAGAAGAAGAATAGAACTAGATAACATTTCTCAGTACTACAAAACTCCTGTTGTTTGTGCCGATGATGCGGATGCTTGCATCAATTGTGGGCTAATGGATATGCTTCCAGAGACACCACCACTTTGCATCGATGTAGAAGGCACAGTAATAGGTGGGGATGTTGACCATGGGGTGTATGCTTTTTTTGCAGGGTATTGTGATGGAGAGGGTAATATGGTTAGAGACTACTCCGCTTCTACAAATACCTTTTCAGTTAAAGACCCTAATAAGGATATTTATACTCAGCCTGAATTAGATATTCCTACAAACTTCTCTATAAAACTTAATATAAATAATCTAGATACACAATTTGAATTTTACCAAGTAGCTGTAGTGGCTATTAAGGAGGTCAATGGTGCAAAGTCTTATTATAGTTTAGGAGTTTTTCCAACATCGAATCAAGAAGTTTTATTCTCTGGATTAGAAACTTTACCACAGGAAAATAGGTTAGGCCTTTTTGAAATTACCCAAACTGTGCCAGAATACATCAAAGCTAAGTTTGTAACAAACACAAACAACACCCTTTACTTTGGGGACCTGGAGGGCAGGCCAGACCCTAACCTTCAGCCAGTTGTAAACTTTATGGGACAGTTTGCCAAGTGGCGAACTTTTATGGCAGAAGAAGACCTTTACAGTACTTCTTATGGTACAGGTAATTTTAAAGGATATATGCGAGACGAAGTTGTTCCTTTTGGAATTAGGTTCGTAACTAAAAAAGGCTACAAGACTCCAATCTATCCTTTGATAGCAAGAGTAGCAGATGCAACTAGCGATTTATACTTTGATGATATATCTTCTGGAAGTATACCTTCTCACCAAGCTGACCCAACGGCTTGTATCGCAGCTATAAAAAGTTCTATCAACTTACCTACAGCAGCTAGCACACGTAAGTGGATAAAAGACGTTTACTCAACATTAAGGTATGGTAATGAAAACTGTAATGATGAAGAGAGAGTGTACAAGTGGCAGTACTACAACACCGCAGTAGAACAGAGAAGAGATATCGATGATTGTGCAACGGTAAGTTCTACAACAGTTAAAAGAGATATAGAAAAGGTTTGTTCTCAAGAAGAAAACACTATACTAGGTACTTCTGTAGGTATACCTAATGATAACACCACGGCATTAAGACTTGATTTCACAGAGGACGGAACTGTACCTGAGTTTGAAACTCCTCCTTGTGACCCCACGACTGACCCCACTTGCCCGTGTCCAGTAGGTATTGAGGTAGAAGGATTTTTTACAGGGTTTGCTGATTATGTTCAAAATAATCAATCCGTCTTTGAAGACATTGCAAATGATTCTACTGGTCTATATGGTGCAACTCAAAAACTACTAGCAAGTTACTTTATTTTAGATAATTATAAAGAAGGAGGCATACATGCACTCGACTGTTGTGATGTAGGGTTTGATAGTAGCGTTTGTGGCACGCCTACTAAAATATCTGAATTCATAGAAGTTTTAGGATTAGAGACAAGGGCTCCCTGTGCTAAGATAGTTTATGAAGAGTGCTCATATTATGATAGGCCTCCTGAATCAGATATCTGTTTTAACTATGCAATAGACCCTACCAATGGTGATAACAAAAACATAAATATTCAATGTGCTTATGATGTAAAGGGGGACAATACCCAACGTTGCGAGAATGATTGTGGAGATGGTGCTAAAAATTATTTATTTACTTATGAATTTTTTGTAGGTGTAAGAAAAAAGAAAGATAAATATAATTTAGTATTTGATAGAACAACTCCCGTTTCTGGAGGAAGCAGTTGTAACAATTCCTCTAGTCTTCCATTAAGCTTTAATGAGTATGATTCTGCATTTACCACACACATTACTCCTGATTTTCCTGATATTGAAATAGTTGAAAATGACGGGACCACTTCAGACGAAGATGCCAGGTACATTAGTAAACATATAAATAGCCAAGAAGCACAAGTCAAACAGTTAATGGACAAAGACTTTATAGCTGGTTATGGTTATGGGGAGGTAGACCCTAGACAAAATACTAATCCAGGAAGCAGAAGAAAGAAAAAATTCTGTGCAAAGGCAAAAAATGACATTTATTTAGGGCTTCCTGAGAATGCAGGGCCATTTGATAATTCAGATAACGTATCAGGACCTGGTATTTTCTTTAATGGGGGGAGTGCAGGTTTTCCATTAGTAGATGGAGTAGATTATGGCAGAGTTCACAATAATGCTGTATGGTATAAATTAGCTGTGGGTTCGAATAATAAAATTTATTTTGCTGTTTCTAGACAAAATGATTTTCCCTCTGACAACGATAAGAAAGACTGTTTATGGTATCCTGAAATAGCAAGAGTCAGTTTCTTTGTAAACTGTGATGGAGACATCTTTGAAAATTTCACACTTTGTGCTAATCCTTCTGAAAAGAATTTAAACTCCACGAAAGTAGATTTAGATGGGCCTGATGGAGTTATAGAGCTTGATATAAAAGCGGCTCTTGACTCTGGTGCGTTTCCAGGGGGTATATCAGAAATTTATGTTGCTGTAGACACACCAGTTGTGAGGGCTGAACAACGTCCAGGACAAGCCAATTCTTGTTTTTATCCTGGGGGATTGGGAGATAAGGAACATACAGATAAAGCTGGTGGCAGCGGTCAAAATATTTACTATTATAGTTCTGGTACAAACTGTTTTGTAGTCAAAGCTTATAACCAAGCCATAGATTATATTGAGGCTTACTTGGCACCCACACAACTAATTTTAGAAAAAACTTGTACTTTCAAAAGTAGTTGCACACTATCTGTTTACGATACTTTAAAGTGTGACCCTTTCTTTAGAAGTGAAGGTATATTTTCATATTGGGAATCAACTAACATCTACCCCGATAATGATTTTCTATATAACAGTAAAAATCAAATAACTAATATCGCTAACTTGGACTTAGGTAGTGCAGATGCAAATAATGAGTTCAATAATATATATGTAACGGGTGGAGAATTAAACGACAAGGCTAACTTTGCGTGTAAACCGATTAGACACTTTAAGTTCCCTGATGTAAACATTTCTCCAATGTTTGGGGCTGATACGTTCTTCAATGCCCAGCCTGTTCCTTTTGTACCATCTAAAATTTATCCAATAGGCTTCCATATTGATAACAATATTATCAATGGATTCTTGGATTTAGCCGTAGATAATACTTTAATCACTCAAGAGTTTAGGGATTCAATCACTAACTACGAAATATTTAGAGGGGATGTCAGACTAAATAAGTCTATTATTTCTAAAGGTGTTCTCTACGATATGTACAAACACGTAGACGAGGATACCAACGATACATCTTATTTTAGTAACTTTCCTTACAATGATTTATCAGATAATAAACTACTTTACAGAAAAGAAAACAGGAAGAAGTTTATAGAGCATCCATTTAAGAATGATTTAAAATCAAACAACAGGTTTACATTCCATTCTCCTAACACATCGTTTGACAGAGACTTGTTGCCTTTTGAAATGTATGTTGAAACTGATTTTGTAGGGTATAGTAGAGGTGCATTCGCAAAAGTAGAGGACCATCCGAAGTATACAGTCCTCGCACCAAGAGCCTACAGAATAGCTAGATTCTTAGCAGCAGCTGAAACAACATTAGACTTTTTAACAAACTTAAGTTCGGCATTAATACAAGTGGGTCTTGCTGGTAATGTGGGTACAACTACCAACGTTTTACAGCCTGTAGCATGGGTAGCATTTGGTCTATACACAGGACAAGCACTTATAAACTTAGTACCACAAGGTAAACAGAATACATCTAAGTGGTTAACTATATTTAGAACTTTAGGAAATGACAGAAACTTCGCCAATTACTACTCTTCAGTAGGATTCTACAATGGTATGTATATACCCCCTTCACAAGAGGGCGACAAATTAAGAGGGCTAAGAGAAAAGTTATATATTGATAATGGTAGATACCGTGTCGATGAGATAGATGAAGATAGTAATATTATCATCAACAACTTTAACAGAGAGTCTTCAGTTTATTTAAGTCTTGGTGTAGAAAAGGATTCATCAGGCAACGTTAGACATAATTTTAATCTTGATAAGTCACCTGCTATTAGAAACTACGATAATAGTAGATTCATAGCATCGGACAAAGGGTGCTTTAAGGGAGCTGTATCAAGGGAGTATGAAGCACCTATCTCTTCCCCTTATGTTTCACTTAAACGATTCTTGCCTGGACAGTATGGAGGTATTAGTAGTGTAAGTTGGTTTGATACCGCATATTGTGGAGACCTTACAAAAACTAATTCTTGTGAAGCTGCCTTTGGTGGAGATACGTTTATAAGTAGGATGTACCTCAAAAGAAAGTTTTCGCTTTTCTCTACGCCAGCTTTGATAGGTAAAAACGGTACAGGAGACAATGTGCCTTATGAGTACTCTATTTATAGAAATGTAGGCTACCCTAGATTCTTCTTAGACTATCTGATGGATGGAGAAGATGATGTTACAATTTATGGTAACATCCCTAACTTAAGGTCAAATTTTGAATTTGATTGTACAAATAGTAAGGGGTTGTACATGAAGCCCCCATCAAAGTTCTACTTGTTCTACTATGGTATACCTGGATTTTTGGTAGAGTCTAGAATTAATCTTAACTTCCGTTATGGTAGAAATAATTCTGATAAATTCTTTTATCCAGGAACTAGGGATTACTTAGGGTGGACTCAAGAAAACTATGTGTCTGTACGTGAGGGAGAAGAGTTTTCATACAATGAGAACTACAGTAAAAACAATGATATCTCTGATGCATTTGTTCTTCCTGATAACTACGACCCAGCCATATGGAATGCACAGTATGATAATTATGATAGAGTAATATTCTCACTACCTGATAACAATGAGTCTAACAGAATTGACAACTTTAGATATTTCCTATCTAATAACTACCATGACTTTGGTAATAAGTATGGCAGACTGGTAGACTTGGCTAATATAGAGTCAGATAAAGTACTTGTTCGTTTTGAAAATGGAGCATCTATATTTAATTCTTATAATGTTTTACGTGGCCAAAATCAATCCGACCCTAATTATGCGGTGAATCCTCAAGAAAACAGAACAATACTCAAGAGTAAACCTAGTGAGTTCTTTAGAACAGAGTTAGGCTACGGAGGTACTCAACACAGAGCTTTAGTTTCTTGTCAGCTGGGGCACTTTTGGACTGATGCTAAAAGAGGGAGAGTATACCAGTTAAGTCCTAACGGAACGTCTTGGGATGAAATATCTAACAAGGGTATGAAAAACTGGTTTAGAGAAAACTTGCCTTTCCGTATTAAAACTCAGTTTAAGGATATCCCAGATGATATGCTTGACAATACTATGGATGGGCTAGGAATAGCTATGACATGGGATGACAGGTATATGCGTTTATTCTTAACCAAGTTAGATTCAAAGGTAAAATCAAGCATTACGATTTGGACAGGAGATGATTCTCTAGCTCCTAATAACAGTATGAGAATCAAAGACTTAGACTTTATCTATAGAAATGATTTAGGAGTTGATTCTGTTGTAAACCCTCAAGACCCTACGTATTTTGATTTAGCTTCTTGGACGACAGCTTATAGTCCTGTAATTAAGGGGTGGGTATCTTTTTACTCTTTCACGCCTAACTATTATGTAAGTCATCAGAACTATTTCTCTTCTGGTCTTAATCCTCTTGTAAGTGGGACAAGAAAAGGTAGTACTGCAGGAATATGGAATCACTTACTTGGTAGTAACCAAACATTCCAAGTATTCTATGGTTCTAGGCACTCGTGGATTATTGAAACTGTCGCTAAAACTAATTATCAAAGTAAGCTATATGAAGACTTTAGCTATAGGCTAAATGTTAGAAGATATGTGAATGAGTATGATTACCATTACTTCGATGAAAACTTCGATAAGATGGTTCTGTACAATGACAGAGAGTCTTCAGGATTATTAAGACTAGTGACTCAAGAGCCTAATAGTTTGAAACAACTTATTGATTTCCCTAAGTTCACTTCTACAGGTATTGACATTATAGCCACAAATCAGGATTATACTTGGTCAGTTAACTACTTTTTCGATAATTTAAAAGAAAATCATACACAACCTATTTGGACTAATGCTCTAAATAATGTAGATAAGGATTTAAACAATGAAGCATTCAACTACAACCCTTCATTCAAAAACCATATTAGAGGTCAATACTTACTAATAAGAATGGAGCAGAGTAAAGAATCAAGACTTAAGTTTATATTTGAACACTTTATATCAGACTCATTAATGTACGATGCCTACTAAAAAAAATAACATACCAAAAGGAGGATTCATAAGAAACCAAGATGCAGACAGAAAGCAAGAAATCCTAGATTTATTTATTAAAGAGACCAATGAATACGGTGCTCCTAATTATAATGCTACAGCCGAATTCCCAAGTCCTATATACGAAGATGCTTACCAAGCGGCCATAGACTACCAGATAGAAATGTTAAACTCGCCTAGAGGCCAAGAGATGTTAAGGCAGGAAACGGCAAGAAATTTTTTATTTAATAGAGATAAAAGAAATGAAAGAGCTTTTCAAGAAACTTTTGATGCAAGGTTACGTAATTTAGAAAATGCTAGAAGTTCATTATTATTTGCACCAGAAATAGCTGGCACTGCATATGGGATGGCATTTCCAGATGGGGAAAACACTGTCGTTCTTACACAGGAATTAAGAGGGATACCATACACCGTTCCAAATATGTATAGTCCAGATGATTTAATGTTTACAATGGTGCATGAGGCTGACCATGTTGAAAAGGGGTCTGATTTTAATACAGAAGGTTTTAATTTTTTTGATGCCAATTTACAACCTAAAGCTTTTGAAAAAGTCAGGCTAACACAACGTAAGACAAAGGATGCTCTAGAAAACCTTGATGCCCAATTTGGAGGAGGATATCAGAGACAAACTGGTATGACCAAAGAAGATTTTTTATCTAATTACAAAAACAAAAAGAAAGGAGAAAAGGCTTATTATTTTGGAGAAAATAACCCTGACAAAAAAGTAGAGGGGCATATACCCCTAGTAGAACTATATGATTTTGATTGGGCTACTAACCCTGACGAAGTGTCGTCTCAAATAGTTGAACTTCAATTTCTTTCATCTCGGATAGGAATATACGACCCCAAAACAGAAGAATTTAACGAATCGCATTTGAAGAAACTAGAGCAATTAGTAAATTCAAAACAGGTCCCTCGAACAGTTTTTAGGACTTTTAAAAACCTTAAGGGTATCTACGAAGATGATAACTTAATAGATATTATGAATCTTATCTCACAGGACAACTCCATGACAGACCAAACTAATATGACATACGCCCAAAACGGAGGGTATTCTAGACATCAAGATGATATACCAATACTTGACCCTAACCTTCCCATTAGCAGTCAAGCTAGTGGATATACACAATCCAGCGAAGCAGATAGAATATCTATTCAAGATGCAATGAATCAGGCTAATGCTCAGAGAGAAGAGGATAGGGCAAGGCTAGAATATTTGAAAAAACTTGATGATGAAGCTAGAGCATTAGGTTTTAATAATTATGCAGAATATTCACAAGCAAAAGGTAAAGAAAATAAAGCGGTAGTAGACAATACTTTCACAACACAGGCTTCTGATTTAGGTATGTATGATAGTTATCTACCTAATATAGATATAATAGAAGAACAAGGACCACAAAAATTTTTAGGAAGTGAGTTTCTAGGAGATTTATTTCCATTTGGAGGTGCAGAAATCATACCAGGTCCAAGTGAGGGTATAGATTTTGCAATGGGTGTAGATGCGGTAGACAGAGGAGCTTACGGAGAGGCAGCAGCTCATGCTGCAGGGTTTATTTTTCCTTTTGTAACGGGAAAGGGAATATTAAATTTTGCAAAAAAATATTTTGGAAAGTCAACACCACCAGTAGCAAGAAAAAATATTGCACGAGAGGGTGAGAATTTTGTAAGAATAGAAGTGCCCGTTGACCGCTTAGATGAAACTACTAATGTTATAACACCTGGTGCCAGAAGTACAAGTCCATCTGTTGCTAGTGGAACAAACGCACCTGGCAGAGCTTCTGTTCATTTAGGAGAAGTGCCTTATTACAATAATCCTAATAAAATGCTAAATAATGAAGCACAGTTGGCAGCTTTATCAAATATGAAAAGTCAAGGTAGATACCTAGATGATATTAATTTTAGTAGCTCTAATTTAAATCCAGGAGATGTTAATTATGTTGGTACTTCAGGTGGAAGACCTGTAGTATCTGTTCAAGTTCCTGGTCCAGATGGTAATATGTCAACTCAATATTTTTATAAGTCAACTGGTTTAGGGGGTAAGACTGTAAGAGATGCTGACGGAGTAGTTAGAAGTACGGAAGGCATGTGGCAACCTTTTGGAGGCTTTGCAAATATAAACATGCATGGACTTCCCCCAGACAAAGAAATACAATGGTTTATAAAAGGTGCGGGATATAAAGATTTTTATGGAAGTAACGCTTTTGAAAATATAGCAGAAAATTTAGATGATTTAACAAAGAATCAATTTCGTTATTATGATAGGGCTAATAATCAGTTTGGTCCTAATCCTATAAATAAACAGCAAGGGGGTTCAGTTAAATTTATGCAAGGAGGTACGATGGGAAGACATCAGGAACAATTTATTGTTAACCCTGATGGAGAGACTACCCCACTAACCGATAGAGGGTTTTACTATAATAGAGCTCTGGGCAGCAACGTAGGCGGCCAATCAGCTTACTCTGCCCCATCTCCAGGGGGTGGAGGTTTTCTTGGGTCCGCTACTAAAGATATGACCCAAGCAGATGTAGTACGTCAGAATATAGTAAAAGATGAGGTAGAAGCTCAAATTGATAGAGACAATCAAAGACAAAGGGAGATAGACAGGGGAACCCTGCCTGCTTACTCTTTTAACAAAAGATATGGTAAAGATACAGAAACTCTAAATGGGTATGCACCTGGAACCCCAGGACACACCTTTGCTATGTATGGACAGGACATAAACCTTTACAGATATGGTGACAATACTGCGGAAGAAAACCGTCAATTAGTAAACGAACTAGAGCAAATATTTAGAGAAAATGGATTAGGGTATAGTGAGGAATTAAATCAAAGTTTAAAAGCATTTAGAGATAGAGCTTATCATAATTATCTTGTTAAAAATAAAGATGTGCTTGATGGATATTACGCTCAAGTAAAAGACTACGATAATTTATTAGCTGCTCAGAGTGCTCCAGGTGTTGATAATACTCGAATGGAGGCAAGAACATTGGAGGCATTTAGACCTGAGTTTCCTCTAGAAGCCAAAAGAAATCCAGTTGTAATAAAAAAGAGCCCACTGTCGGCAGTTCATAATACTCTTGCATTGGCTGGGATGGTACCTGTTATAGGTGAACCTCTAGACTTACTTGATGCAGCTTTATACACTCTAGAAGGAGACTACGGAGGGGCTGCTTTAGCTGGTGCATCTGTTGTACCATTTATGGGTAGTGGTGCAGGGGCTTTAAGACTGACGGGTGCAGCCAAGACTCTGGCAAAAGGTGCAGAGGAAGGGTCTGATTTGAACAGGTATATAAAGCAGATAGAAAGGGAAAGAAGAATGTATGCAAATCCTGGTGCATCTCAAGAGGGATTTGATTATTTGCGATACTCGGAACAATTCCCCCAACTCAGTAAAGAATCAGAATATTTAAGTAATTTAGGCTTTTACAATATTAATCGTAAAATGGGTGCCCAAGCAGTAGATGATTACACAAGTTCTCATCATTTAGCAATGAATACAGCTTTTGATAATTTAAACTTGCCTAATCAAAAAAGAGCTTCGGCACTCAATGAGTTAGTGCTTGACAACTCTAAAAGAATGGCTAATGATTTAGATGATTTTATTTCGTCAGGAATAGGAGGAAGAACATCTAAACCCATCACTTTGTCTAGAGCATCAACAGATGAAGTAGTCAGAGTTGTTAATGCAGATAATTCTATTACTGTAAAAAAGTTTAGCCAGTTACAACCTAACGATGTTATCTTAGAGACTAAGTTTACTTCCTACTATGACCCTAACAGGCCTTTATTTAACCAAAATATGTTTACTAAAACTGCCGATGATTATGGATTAGTCTCTAAGACACCATCGCTTGGTTACTTCCCAGTTCGTCAACAAACATATATACCACAGGGTACAAAACTAGGCGTTCCTACTTTCCACGGTAAAGCAAGGATGTTTCAAGATGAAGCTGAATTTATAGGGAATAGGTTTGGTGTTAGAAGATTCACTGGCATGAATCCAGATGGAAGTTATGGTTTCCAACTTATAGGGGGCTTTCAAGATGGAGGAAGTGTCTCAGGCGAAGAACCTGTAAGTGACAATGTCATGGATAATGTGGAAGAATCTATTGACTATAGTCAGTATAATACAGACATACTTATTATGGCTTCTAAATTTTCTATGAGTCCTGATGAGTATATTGAATATTATAATAAGGGAATACAAATGCTCAATGCAGGAAATACCATAGACGATTTAGTTAATATGGGTTATGGCAATAAAGAAGCATTATTATCTATGTTTCCTGGGGCATCTGTAGAGTCTAGAGGCAAATCCCAAACTCTTCAACAAGAAATAAAGCATATTCCTGTAACTAATTTACTAGAGGATACTGACTCTAGAACAGATGTGTCTAAGGTAGGAGCTGATATGATAGAATTTGTTGATAGTAGTAAAACAAAAGAAAGTGCTACATCAAAAATGCAGTCGGGAGGTATATTTGAAAATCCCATAACATCTGCTATGGAGAGTATGGATGAGTTCGGTAATATGATTGTAAATCAAAATTTAAAAAATGCTCTAGGGGAAACAGTAGAAGATACCTTTGGATTTAACTTCTTACCCGATGATTCAAATTGTGAGGTGGAGGTGATTTACAAGGCACAGGAAGGGGGATATTATATGAATCAAGACAATGTAGTTAGACAATTAGTCGAAGACGCTGGAGACAGAGCAGGAAAAATTTATGATTTTATTTCAGACATGGGAGACCTTGCTGAAGATATTATAGAAATATCAAAAAATCCAAATTATGTAAATCAAAATCAGCCCTTCCTTAATAAAGCACTGGATGCATTTAAATTGTATTTATCAGGTACTCCCGCCCCAGTTAAGACAGAGCAAGGGGAGAATGCAGATAGTCCTGTTGCATTGACTCCTGCAAAAATTAATGCTAATAATATCACAGCTGCTATAGAGCAAGTAGCGAAAGATGACGAAAATCTAGCTACACTCCTGGGTATGACAGCTTACATGGAAAATTCGTATGGAGCGAATCCAAATGCTTACGGTAGAGAGTATACACATAGTTTTATGTCTCTTGATGACCCTTCTCTAAATCAAATTTTTGATATTAGAACTGGAGCTACTGATTATACAAAAGGTCAAAAAGCTATATTTAATATGTTTGAAAGCTTAGGCCTGCCGTCAGACAAAGAGTCGTTTACAGAACTTTTAGACAAGGACGACCCTCTCGCTTCTGTAGCCGCAGCTAGGGCGTACTATGCTACTGTGCCTGAAGCACTGCCAGCATCATCAGATACTGAAGAGTTATTTAATTACTTTAGTAAGTACTACAACAGAGGAGGTCAAGGCAAGTACCAAACTGAGGAAGAATCACTTAACAGGTTTTTAGAGGGCTATACTCGACTGGTAGAGCAAGAGGACTTTGCGAATGGCGGCACTGTTGGTGAAACGGGAAAAATACTAGTTTCTAGTAATGGAGTATTTGACCGTAATTATGAACCAGGCAAACCAGTGATTGTTCCTACAAGAAATGGTGTAATAACTATGGACGGTGTTGATGAAGACCTTTTAGCTATAAGTAATCTTGGAGAGTTTCGATTTATGGATGCTGATTCTGGTAATTATCAATTTGAAGGTAAAACTGTTCTGGAAGTGCCTGTTAAAATGTTTTATGGTAAAGATGGCGGTCTAGCTGATTGGTTTAAAGAAGAGTGGGTAAGAATCGATACTGAGGGCAATATCACAGGACCTTGTGGTACTATGAAAAAAGGCAAAGCCACTACCAGATGTCTTCCTAAAAAGAAAGCACAGTCCTTAAGCAAGGCAGAAAGAAAAGCAACTGCCCGTAAAAAGGTAAGAGGTTCTAAAAAGGGAAAACAGTTTGTAGCGAATACTAAGAAAGCCAAAGTGACGAGGAAAGATACGAAAAGATACGAAGCAGGAGGTCAAACTCCACTCAGCGAGTCATTCGTTATGGTAGATGTGTCTAAAATGGACACCCCAAGAGAGAACAAATCCTTTACTTTTGCAGATAATTTATCTCAGTACTCCACTGCCACTGCCGCATCTAAAGCTTTAAATGCCAATGATATTAGGGATTTTTTAAAGTCTGAAGGTTACGATGTGAGTCTTACGGATGGTAAAACTTTATCTTCAGATGAATTATCTGCTTTAAATGCTTATATGACTGGTCAACAAAGTGTAATGCTAGACGGGGGTGAGCTGCCTTACCAAACTTTTATAAGAGTAACTGGTTTACCTTGGCCCGAAGCAAAAAGAAGAGGATTCACAGACGGCAGTTATGAGAAAAATATAGCTCTACAAAATATGCTTTTAGAAGGGAAAACTCTTGGTACTACAATTAAACCAGAGAACAGAAGAAGCTTTGCAGAGGAGGAAGGACTAGTAGAAATAAACATCAGATAAAGGTAATTAAATGTAACATATTTGTATTATCCGATTAATTGTTTTATATTTAAACCTCCACTAAAGTACAAATTTCATACTAAAAATGGCACAGGAATTTAAAAGAAAAAATGCCCCTCAATATAAGGATGGCGGGGGCTATTTCAAACATCAAATGATTAGTCCTTTTTTTGGGGTGTCAAACACTCCTGTGTTCGGGGTATCTCAAACTCCAGTAATGGGTTCGGCTTCTCAACCTTGGTGGCAAAGTATGTTTAGATTCTTACCTGCAAACACTCGAAGTGCGATAAGAACTCTATCGGGTAGAGGTGCGGGTTCAGGCACCCGTGGGGGAGGAACTCCTACACAAAACTTAATGAGGTTAGGCATAGAGACAGGCCAAGTAGGTCCTGTTTCAGAGACATATAGGGAAACAAATATGCCTTACTTCGATTTGATAAGATTTCTTGCAAAATCTACATATGGTAGAGAGGAGCTAACTTCAGAAGAGTGGGACCGCATGTTAGGTGTTAATGCCGACAAGGTGGGGTTTTTAGGGGATTACTCTCGAATGATTAAAAGACTTGATTATTTTGATGAAGAAAAGGGGTATGAAATTCCTACATTAGCAAAAGATATTATACTAACCTTCGATGATGACGGTACAGCGTATTATGTGCCTTATGATGAGAAGATAATGCAAGGAGATGCAGAAGCAAGGAAACAAGGAATACAAAATGCTTTTGGTGGACTTGATAACCCCTATTTGAATAGAGCTTTTGAAAATCAGAATATACCGATATATGGTCTTGATGAGTTCTATCCAGAGGATAAAAGATATTTAGTATACAACAGTGCTTTAAACAGGGTAGAAGTTATGGGTGAGGGACTTGCTAACCCTATTAAAAGTATGAGCATGAAAAGGTTTCAAGAACTTTACCCACAATTAGACACTTCAGGTGTACAAGCTTCTGGAGCTGATGTAAGAATAAATATACCTGAAGAAGGAATAACTATAGGCGAAATGTCAGGGGGCATAAAGATTAGGCAAGAAGGGGGATTAACCTTAGCAAAAGACGGAAAAAAAATGAAAAAAGGATACACAAGAAAACAAGATAATACTGGAGCAACTGGAGCAACTGGAGCAACTGGAGCAACAGATGATGGAGCAGTCACACCTGGAGGGTCGGTAACTACCACATCCACTTCTTCGCAAGACCAAGCCGTAACGGGTGCAGGGCCACAGCAGAGTACATTTGTAGGAGACCCTACCCAGCAACCATACCTCACTAAAAAGGAAGCTAGGCGAGCAAGAAAGGACTTAAGACTTTCAAATAGAACAGGTGTGCCTATCAACCTTTTTGGTAGTTTTCTAGACATGCCTATGGGTGACCCTAGTACTATTGCAAGAATGGCTGGACTTTCAGGAAGACCTGGTATGTATGGCAGACTTGGAGCTAGTATAGGAGGTAATGTATTGCAAGGATTACTTGCAGGAGCTCAACGAACAGGTGGAGGACGATTTGGAGGATTTTTTATGCCGCAAAATACTTTGAATCAAATGGCAGGAACGGGCATGGGCATGGGCATGGGTGACGGTGTTAACGTTCAAGTTTTAGGACCTCTACAGAGAAGAAGACTACAGAGAAGAGGTGTAGACTTAGTACCTGCCTCGCAGTATATTACTGAAGGTTTTGAAAGAGGGAGAGTAGAACCTATCGAAGCCGTAGAACCAGGTACATTAAGCACAGAAGAAGCACAAACAGAACAAACTGCCTCAACAGGGCAAACTGCCTCAACAGCGACTACTCCACAAATGTATGAAATAGCTCCAGGGAGGACTACCACTAGTCAAATCAATCCTGAAACAGCAGATATAAATAGGCTGCTCTTTGCAGCAGGGTATGGTGTAAGACCAGGAAGAGCTAGACGAGCAATGATGGAAGATGCAAACATAGGTAGAGGAGATATTAGACTAGAAAGACAAACAACACCTTTTGGAGCAACTCGACAAGAAGCTATAGACAATCTTCTTAGAGAATACTTTATAGAACAGGTCCTACCTACCTTAAATCCTGATGCATTTATTCAAAATAATATGCAAGGAGGAACTATCGTGGGGGGAACGCCTACTTCACAATATGGGGTAACTGTAAATCCTCTAAATAACTACGCAGGTTCCTTTATGGATTCAGCACTTAGTGCTGCTGGCTCATATGCTAATGGAGGATACACTAGGAATCAGGGTGCTCAAACAACCATACCCTCAATAGGAACAATGCAAAGACGATTAGACCAAGCAGTTAGTGCTATTGCATCAATCACCGATTTATATGGAGATACTAAAGATGAAACTGTGGCTACTATTAATAGTTTTTCATTAGATGATTTAAATAAGGAAATTAATAGACCAGGACTAGACCCTATTGTAAAATCACAATTACAAATTCTTAGGGACGGGTTAACTACGTCTCAAACAAATGCTTTGATTACCCCTCAAGATGGGTATACTATGAACAGAGATGGATTTGATGGTCAAACTTATGAAGAGTACGCTAAAACTACTCCTAACCCAATTCCTAAAGATGTTTTTATTGCAAAAGGCCTAGCTATGGGTAATGAGAGCGTAGCTATGGAAGGAATGGTTATTCCCCCACCTCCGTCACCAACTAGAATCGGTATGCGTATGGCTCAAGAGGGTATACAAACTCCAATCGATTACTCTAGCAGTGATGCAAGTTTGATGGGAGATGAGCAAATGATGGCTAATGCTTTTAATAATTCTATGATGGCAGGAAATAATATTCCTAATGGTGGGATGATGATGGCAGCTGACGGAATGATGAAAGAAGATATGGGCGTTAATAACGCTATACAGCAGTATAGAAACGAAATGTATCTTAGAAATGGAGGTGCGGTAGTGCGAAGTAGAGATGCATACTCTCCTGCTATACCTATGGGTTCAGGGATGGGGCCAAGCAACCTTTCACAATCATTAGTAGACACAGCAATGGGGCCTGATTTAACTCAAGAACAAATGGATGTTCTAAATATGGTTGTAGGTGAAGAACCTATGGTACTGCCTGGTAATTCCGAGATAGTTCAAGGTAAATTTGGACCTATACACAGTCCTACTCCTGAGTATTTAATGAGAACAAATAGAATGGCATAAACAATTCGTATGTTTAGAAAAAAAGTAATTAGAAACCAAGAGGTACCTGTAGACCCAAATGCATATCAGTCTACCAACCCTGCCTATCAATATATTCCAGCAGGTATAGATATGATGGCAACAGAAGGGGAGCCTGCTACTGATGTTTTTGGAAATCCTAGGCCTCTTGTTTTTAAAAGACGAGCCCTTGGTAGTTTTGACTCTCAAGAAGACTTTAATAAGTATCACGCAATAGTGAGGAATCGTCAAAATCAAATGTCTACTTCTGGAAAAATAATAGATGAAATTCAACAAGCATTGGTGGATGCAGCTTACGTTTTAACTAATCCATTGAGTACGTATAAGGATGCTCATAGCATGGAGGGTTTGAGAAGAATGAGAGGTGAAATTGAGCAGAACGGAGGATATATTAGAAATCAAAATGCTGTAGGAACTTCACTACCAGGATATGGGGGGTTTGCAGGACCTGGATTACCTGCAAATATTGATGCTGACTCAGATGGTATACCTGATGCATATGATAGTTTACCAGACTCAACGGGAGGCTCTTTTGTATTTGACACCCCAACTACAACTACTGAATCAACTACATCTCCGATGGTACCTTTTGTGCCTGACACAGTCGAAAGTCTTCCAAATATGAGACAGTTTAACCCTTATCAAAATGTTGGTTTTGGGTTGAGCACTGCCTTAACATCGGATAGTGCGGGTGAAAGAAGAGCTGGTGCTGTTCTTACAGGATTAGCAGGGGCTTCCTCAGCGTTTGACCTTGGCAGCAATCTATTGCTTGGTAGAGGGGCCAACAAAGAAATAACAGACATGATGGCCCAAGCAGATAGAACTGCAGGCCTTGATTTTCAAGCACCTATTATGGACCAAACAGAAGGAGTAGAGTCTGCGTTATCTAGAACTGGCTTTGCTCAAGATGGTGCAACTATGTACAAAAAAGGTGGTAAGTCTAAAAAGAAAAATAAACCTAATAACCCTTCATTGTGGTCAAGAGCCATTGCTGCAGCAAAGAAAAAGTTTGATGTTTATCCATCGGCTTATGCCAATGCATGGGCTGTACAATGGTACAAAAAGAAAGGAGGCACTTGGAGAAAAGCTCAAGATGGTTTTGTATACGAAGAAGGAGGTCAAATCACTATTGAAGAGCAACTATCAGGTAGAAACGTGACGGGAATAGCTAGACCTGAATTATCAGGGACAGAGATAAATGCAGAGCTTGAGAAAAACGAATACGTTGAGTACCCAGAAGAGCAAAAAATATCTAAAGTTATAGGAAAGTCACACGCCCAAGGTGGAGAAAAAATGAACCTAGAGCCAGGTACAAGAATCCTCTCTGACAATATAAAGGTAGGTGCCGAGTACAAGAAAGCTTTATCTGATTTATTTGATATGAAAAATATCAAAGCAAATGATACTGTAGCGAAGGTGATGGAAAAGTATCTTCAAAAGTCAGGAATTACAGCTATACAAAAAAGACAAGAAGAGGTACTGAAAGGTCTTAAAGAAAATATGTCTGTTAAGGACGAGGCTACTAGAAGAACTAACGAGCAGTTCTATGCTGATAAAATTATTAAGACTCAAGCTGAATTAAACGAGAAGCAAAAAGAACAAACACTAGTGTTCAATGTATTGTTCCAGATGCAAGAAGCTCGTAAAGCTAAAAATGAGCAAGGAGACCCCTCTGCAAAAAACATTAGAAAAAGACCACCATTAGAACAGGAATTCGTACCTTACGAAGGCCCACCCCCAGTAGAAGAAGAAACCGCACAACCAGTTGAAGTGGCTCTGCAAAACGGAGGCACTATAGATATTTTAATGGATGGTACTAAAATATATGCATCTCCAGAAGCAATAGAAATTGTACGAAGAGATGCTTTAGAAGGAGGCTATGGCGACTTTATGGAGTACCTATCTGAAAATGTAACGGGTAGATACGCAGATGGTGGAGGTATCCCTGAGAGATACAAGAAAAAAGGCTTTAGAAAAGTAGGTGTAAAGAAAAGAGCTCCATCTGGTTCAAAACACAAGTGGGAAGTACTTGCACGCAAAAAAGTAGGAGGTAAGACTCGTTACAAAATTGTTAAAGGAGGCTTTAGAGGGATGAAGGACTTTACCCAACACAAAGACAAAAAACGTCAAAAAAGTTTCTGGGATAGAATGGGAGGTAAAAACTCTGCTAAAACAAAAGACCCATTTTCTCCACTTTATTGGCACAAACGCTTTGGTACTTGGGAAGATGGTGGTAAATTAGATGCGAAGAAAAATTTTAAACCGCATTGGATGTACGACCCTAATAACCCAAATAAGGCTGAGTTTGCAGAAAAGTATGAAGACCACGTAAGACTTGATAAGCTAGGATATGTTTACGAGAAGCCTAAAATCGAAGACTTTGAGTACGGTGGTATGAGCAGATACCAAAGTGCGAATCAGGTTGAAATTATTGTCGATGCAGACGGTAATAGATATATTCCTCAGTTTAGAGACAGAGAGACAGGACAAGTTGTATATGCTGATGCACAAGGTAATTATGTTGTACCTGGGCAAATGACTACTGAAAATTCAACTTTTAATGCAAATGCTCGAGGTATATACCGTGCGGGGCAGTATGGTTATGATGAATTGGATGACGTAGGAAAGTCTAAATTAGACGAATCGTCTGGAGCTACAGCAGACTATGTGGCTGAACAATACAAAAAAACAGGAAGCGTACAAGGTCTTACTGTAAACGTGTTTGGTGCAAGTTCAAAAACTCCTGTTTCGCCCAAGAGCCAGATAGAGATATTTGAAAGCTTAGGCTATGAGCAAATTGGTAGTAACAAAAATAGATATAGAGTTCCTGATTTAGCTAATGACCCTACAGGTCAAACTTTTATAGAGGTTCTGGTTGGTACTTCTGAAGCAAGTGATGCAGCTAATTATGGTTTACCTAAACTAAGAACTTCAGACCAAATTACTAAACTAAAAGAAGACCTATTAGCTAGAGGTATACCTCAAGAGCAAATTGACCAAATTGCTTTTAACACACAGGAAAGACCTATGATAGGTCCTGAATACGGAGGCGAAGGTGTCAGAAGCGATGACCCTAAGTATATGGGGTACCAAAACTCTGGTTTTAGCGTAGACTTGGCAGAAGATAAACAAGGTATGGTACCTTATGGTTATATGGAGGAAACACCACAACAGGAATTTGATTTTGAAATTCCTAATTTGGGAGCTTCTCTTAGTGTGCCAGCATTAGACTTTACCAGTGATTTAGTCAGACCTAGTATAGGCATAGCTACAACTCCTTTGCAACAACAAGCTAGAGTAGACCTCCAGCCTGTAAAATATAGTGAAGAACAAGCCCTTAGAGAGGGTGCGGCTGCTACTAATTTGGCTATGCGACAGTCTGCTAATATGGGAGGACCAGAAGCTAGGACTGCTGCAGTAGGCTCACAAAGTGTTAGAAGCCAGTATGCTAATGAGGCTACTCTACAAAGACAGGAAAAGGATGCGGAATCAGTATTTAAAACTGATTTAGCAGAGGCACAGCTTAACAGCCCAATTGATAGTGCTAACTTAACTAGACAGTATCAGTACTCCTCTAATGCACTCAAAGCTGTTGATAATGAGATATCAGCCATTGCTGATTTTGAAAAAGCAGTACTTGACAGAGCAGACCAAAAAGAAAGGTTCGCTAATACATTAGCAGTTATGGGTCAATTTGCTCCTAATTTCATGGTAACTCCTTCGGGTCCAGTATTCAACCCAGGAACACAGACAGATATACTGTATCCTTTTGCTAGCAATATAGCTCAACAAGTTCTTGCATCATCAGGACAACCTATATCATTCGAGCAAGCATCTGGAAACTAAGTTATTAATTTTAACATTTAAATTAACATGGCTACACCATTTTCAAAACCTTTAGAGTACGCAGAGTATATCGAACCAGTAGATATGGACCTACTGCTCAAAGCAGTTACGTACAAGCAAGGTAAATACGATTTAAATAAACAAAGAGTTAGTAATTTAGTCAATCAGGCTATTACTATGCCTTTTGCTAAAGAGGAGGATAGAGAATATTTTGATTCTAGAATGGCTGGTTTAATTAACGAGCTAAATAGATACGGTGCAGGGGATTTATCTTCAGATACTAGAGCTGATTATTTAGTAGGGTTTCTTTCTCAAGCGGCAGATGAATCGGTTGCTAATGGTGTAGAGGGTACTTTGTGGAAACAACAGTACGATGCATCCGCTTTGGAGGCTAGGAAAGAAAACCCAGAATCATTTAGTGAAAGAAACTACCAATACGGTTTACAGAATTACAATGAATGGCTCAATGATAGGCAAGTAGGGACGAATGTTAATGACTATAGCAACCCTTGGACAGGAAAAGGCGTGGGGAGATATCAACCTTTTGTAAATGTTGATGCTATGTTGCGAGAGGAGCTTGAAAAAATAGACCCAGAAATAACTTTCGAAATATCGCCTTTTGGTAATGGTATTCAGTATTATAAAAACAAGTATGAGTTGATAACAGATGAAAAGTTATTAAACTCTATAAATCTTCAAGTAGAAGGTAATCCCCAGTTACAAACTCAACTAGACATAAATGCATGGTCAACTTACAGTGGAGCAACTTCTGAACAACTTACACCACAAATTCAAGAATATTATCAAGGAAAAGCTGCTGAGGCGGGAAAGAACATTGAGTATTTTCGCCAACAAAAGGCAGGGGCATCCACACAGGAGCTTGAAATTCTCAATCAAGAGATAGAGAACTTAAAAAAATTACAAAATAATTTTACACAACAAGCTAGTTTAGAAAGTGTAAATGCAACATTAGCCAATCCGTCTGCTAGAGTGGCTACCTTAAAGAATCTATACAGAGACGGTCTATACTCATCGTATGCTTATCAATATGCACAAACAAACCTTGTGGATATGGATATCTTTAGTGACGAAGCCGCAAAGATAAGTGCGACTGCTTCTGCAAATGCAGAGGTTGAAAGAATGAAACAAGCTAATGATGTGTTACTAAAAGCTTATGAAGCTGATGGTAAGGGAGAAACTGCATTAGCCGATGCATATGTTGGTTATCTTGAAGATGTATTACAATTCAATTATGAGGTACCAGGAACTGGGATTGTAAGTCCTAGTGGAATGATGGCTCTTCATAGAATGGGAGAGGTGGGTACTGCTCTAAAAGATGAGTCTATAGAAAATGTAAGTATTACACAGCAGTTTACAGCAAAACAAGCTCTAACACAACGACAAGTAGACGAAACAATTAGTGCTATTGCATCAAGTACTGATTTATATGGAAATACTAGAGCTGAAACTGTGGCCACTATCAATTCTTGGTCACCAGAAAGATTAACTGAGGAAATTAATAGACCAGGACTAGACCCTATTTTAAAAGGACAATTCGAAATTCTTAGGGAGGCGGTGACTATGAATACCACTTTAGCACAAACACATGAGCTAGCTGTTGACTTGACATATGCACAAATTGAAAGTAAACTAAGAAATGGTGAAACTGCATGGACTGGGGGAGGTTATGCAGGCTATCGTGTAATAACAGATGAAAACGGTGAGACGGTCAAACTACCTGCTACAGGTACATTTTTAAAAGTTGAAAATGGTCAACTTGTAGGTTACGACTACATAACTCCAAAAGAGAGAGCAGTAGCTTTTCAAACCATGAAGGATGCGGAGTACGCAGCCAACAGAAGGCCAATAGGTGGAGGAGGGTTTGGTAATGTCGGAGGTTGGTTTGTAAACAGAGGAGTTGATTTCATGGATTTTGCAGGAAATGTTATGAGTGCTCTATATGATTTTGGTCCAGGAAGAGTAACAACGGGGGGTCGTTATATAAACAGTTACAAACAAAATAGACTCGAGGCTAATCTAGATGCTCTTTACGAAAATGACCCTACACCAGATAAAAGAATATATGCAGCTGTATCAGGATTTAGAGGCTATGATGTCGATGGAGATAATATAGCAGACCCAGGTGCGACTAGCGGAACACCAATCTACGGAGAGGGACTTGTTAGAAATTCACAGATGCCTGTGGGTACGCAACTTAGGCAAGAATTGGGTAAAGGTATCTTCACTTACTTAGCATTTATGCCACAGGGTAATATTTTGAGAACTGGAGCTCCAGCTCTTGGAGGAGTTTTAGGCCCTCTCGGACCAGGTAGAATAGTTAGTAGGATACCTGGAGTCAGAACCCTTCTTCCGAGATATACAGGAAGAGCAGCTCTTGGTCGCAATTTACAGGGTTTATTTTTAGCAACAGGTTTAGGTACTGTTGCAGATGCTGGCAATGTGCTGTTAGAGACGGGGGTGGCTCGTAGAGGAGGGTATAATACGAGTGTTAATAGAAGAGGTCAAGGATTAGGCATAGGGTTTGAGGCTCAGCAACAAGCCCCTGCTAATTATGGAGGGTTTCGGAACTTTCGGTTTTTTAGAAGAGGGTTGGCTTCAGATATCTTAGCATATGATGTTCTTGGTGACGATGATGCACTACGCCAAGCTATTGGGGATGCTGCTGATATAGACTTCATGGCTAAACACGATGGTTTAATATTTTCTAATGGTAGACATTATTTAGGGGCGATACTTGAAAATAACCTTGAGCATGTGTTAATTCAAAATAATGTACAAGCTATCCCAACTAGACAATTAAGTTTAAATTCAATGGCGGCTAGGCCTTATTTGGAGGATATATTTAATGCTATGACTCCTGATGGTGTTCCACTATTCCCTGATGTACCTGAATTACAGAGTGCTCCAAGTTTTATAGCAGCAATGGATAAAGACCCTACAGAGGACCAAGAAGCTCTTTTATTAGATATTAAAGGAATCGGTGGGGGCCAACTACAAGTAGTAATGCGAAGAGGGGATGACGAACCTGTGGTAAAGATGTTTTACCCAGATAAGAATAGTGACTTTTACAAGCAAATTTTAGTACCAGAAACTCTTGACTACAATAATCAGATGGATAACATGTTATTCAATGTTGGTAATATGGCTAAATCTAGAGACCTAATAGCTAAGGGTACGGAAGTTATGCCAGACGGTACTATCAAGGAAGGTAGCCCTCTACAAAACAAACTGCAAACCATATCTCTGATTGACGAGGAGACTGGATTATTTATAAGACCAGAATATACTATGACATATGAACCTAATCCTAAAGATGGATACTCATACTCTTCAACACCTTATGATGGAAATAAGGTTTTAAGAATGAAAGGCGTTACTATCTTGAATTCAGATAATGACGTTTTAGGTTTTGTGGAAAAGGCAGGGATATTTAAGTTTGACCAAATAATAGCTACCACGAGACCAAGTAGTGCACAAGAACCAGGTGTGGAAGACCTTCTATTCAATGTAGGAGACAATGTGCTTTCTGTCCAAGCTGCGAATGCATTTTTTTCTAATGAAGAACAAGTACAAGCTGTAATAGATGAATTTAGTAAATCCCAATCAAAATAATCCTGTTTTTCAACAGGCTCAACAAGGTTTATCTCAGATACCCCGTCCTTCAGTCAGGAACATGGCTACCATAAAAGATTTTTATGAGTATGCAGGTCCTAAATATGGTTATATAACCAAGTATAAAGAAGGATTCATACCTGATTTTGATAACGAAACTTACTATGCAAATAAGCAGTCTGGTATAGACGTTACATTAGCAGGACTAAAACAATTTGGTAATTTATTTGCTAATCAGTTTTTGAATAACTTTTCTCAGTATGGAAGAGATGTTACTGCTTTGGCAACCTTAGATGCTTCAAAACTTTGGGACAGTGATATGGCTTCTGGTGCAGCACAGACTGCAAAAGCACAACGGTTGCTCAACCCTATATTTAGAACACCAGAAATGGCTGAGTTTGAATTAGAGCAGGCCACAGGCAAAAGGGGGCCTTTTTCAGCTTTTACTAAATTTTTACCAGGTTCACCAGGTGCAGGAAGGTTCAGGTCCGAGCTTTTAGGACAAGCAGGTTTTTCGTTAGGTGCTTTAGGGGCGTATGGGGTTGAATCATTAGTACTGGCGGGTTTAACAACTCCTGCTGGAGGTCTAGCTAATGCAGCGATGAAAGCTCCTAAATTAGCAAGGACTATCTACTCTATGTTCCGTACAGGTGACCAACTTAGAGATATTACTACAGCAAGAAGGGCGGTTCAAACTTCTCGTTCTTTAAAAAAGTTAGTAAACAGTGTGCCCACAGTAATTAGAAGGTCTAACTTGGCTGCATCAGAATCTGCTTTAGAAGCTAATATGGCAGCTTTAGAGTTTAAAGAACAAGAACTTAAAGTAAGAGAGTTAGACTCACGTTTACCTACTAGCGAGGAATTAAGCTCATTAGCAAAAGATACTGAAGAAGTAGGTGATTTTACTTTTGGGTGGAATATGCCTATATTATTAGCGAGCAATGCTTTGTTTTTAAGTAATGTTGCAAACGGTAGATTTTTACTACCAAAGACAGCAAACCTAAGTGAGCACCTTTTATCTAAAGGAGCCAAGTTTATGACCTATAAGCAAGCTGCTAAACAAGGTTTACTTACATTTGGAGACAGGGTACGCAGAGCAGGAATGTACTTACCCATGCTTAATCTTCAAGAAGGGTTTGAAGAGGGTGCTCAAAGAGTCGCATCAGAAACAGCTAAAAAATACTTTAGCCAAACTAATAATCTATACGGTGAAACTATAAAATCACAAGCATTAGTTGCAGGAGAAGAAATACACAATACACTTACAACAGCTGAAGGCTGGAATGAGATAGCTGCAGGTATTATTAATGGTATGGGCATGTCCATGTCAAGGGCTGCTATAAATAGGTCTTTAGGTAACACAAGAGTTGGGCAGAAGTTAGGCCTTATGAGTCCTAGCAAAAGAGAGGAAAACTTAGTAAGTATTGCAACAAAGGTAAATGAGCAAGTATCTAAGTATGTTCAAAGTAGTGTAGTAAATGGACCACAGACTCATAATGCCTCCCAACAATTAGAGTCTGCTGCAGGAACTGCTGCAGAAGCAGGTAAAGGTAATCAAAAATCAGCAAGAGACTTTAGACAAGATTCAAAATACTCCTTATTTTCTCTTGGTAGAAGATATGGAATTACAGATGCTATTATCGATAATGCTGTATTAGAGCTGAAAGAAGCTGTAAAAAATGACCCTTCACTAGAGAGTTCTCTTGGAGAGAATAGCGATATAGACACTCTAGGGTTTGACCTTAAACAAGAAGCAGAAGTCTACAATAAAAAGATGGATGCTGCAATGACTAATTTAGGTAGGGTCAGAGATAAACTTACCACCGACCTAGCCAAACAAGCCCATGATGTGGCAGTAGATGTTCTTGTACGACTTGATATGGGGGCTGATAATGCCTTTTCTCGTGGTAGAAAAATGATGCAAGAGCTTAAAACTAGAGCTCAAGAAAGTAGTGATGCTGCAAAAATTATGGAAGTTCTAGATGCCGTATCTAGTCCAGAGTCTTTAGTAGAGTTAGCTCTTAGAGTAGAGTCAAGTATTCAACAACGGGAGGATGCCAATAAAGGTGTCGAGATGACCAAGCAACAAAGGGAAGCATTTAACTTGGAAATCATAAAAGAAAAAAATTATCTAAAGACCCTTCAGAATTTAAGAGATACATTTTTAGATAAAAACGGAAAGCTAAAATCTGATGTTACTGCAAATGAAGCATCCGTTGCTATAGTTAATGAATTTGCTAATTATAATGGTAGGTTTGCAGATAGAGAATTCCAAGAGAAACTTGCTGACTATCTTTTACTAGAAGCAGAGGGGTCTTCAATTAGAGAACTATTTAACAGGGTACAAGACCCTAAATCATTCGAAGAAAACTTTTTAAAAGGTTTTGTAAGAGAAGCTAAGAAATCTGCTAATCAGCAGGCTAAGGCTATCGAAGTAAAAGATACTAGTACTACGGGCACTATCACTGATGAAGACTACCAACAAGCTTTATCTAATATACCAATATTTGTAGTAGCAAAAGTAGAAAATATCTTAAGAGGTATAACAGAACAAAATGGTAAATTCCTTTTTGGAAACAGAGAGTATACAACAGAAAAAGAGGCTATTGATACTGCTATAAATAGTTTAAATTTAAATGAAACAGATAAAGCTTCTGTTATGAATGCTATCGGTCCTTTCATGCGGAAGGCAAAGCAATCAGCTGCCGCAGAGGCTGCAAGCACAGAAACTCAAGAGGAAGCTGAAACGGGTATGAACGTAGTTGTGCCCCAAGGAAAAGAGGAGCCTAATACCAAGGAAGAAATAGAAGAAAGAAATAAAAAATATAGTCTTAGTAGAAGTACTCCTGGAAATATTGTTACCCACTTTTTCGACAAAGCTTTAGCAAAAGTGTACTCGGTGTACGAGAAGTACTTGTATAAGTTTGCTGGCGAAAATGTTAAACAAGGTATTGAAAAGATGAAGAATCTTTACAGTAATAACATTACTGTAGTCTCCATACATCTAAACGATTCTTTAGTACCCAATTTAAGAAAGGGAACAGAAAGTACAAGCACCCTACAAAGTGATATAACTTCAAACGGATATGTAGCTATTGAAGAACCAGAAGCTGGTAGAATATTCGTAATCGTTCCAGGAGATAGAAATGCAGCTGCGTTAGTCCTAGCCGAACAACTTAATCTTTTCATCAATCCTGAAATAGATGCAGCGTTCCAACCTATAAGGACAGGCTCTCTTGGGGGAATGGTCGTAGACACAAATATCCCGTTTGACGGTAAAATTAAAGACTCAAGGCGAGAGATGTCTAAATTATTGGTGGGGGACAAAGTTAAAATAGTCATACCCGCTAACGATTTAAACACTAAACTAGTACAGGATTGGGTACAACAGGGTAGTCAACAGGATAAATTAGATGAAATAAAAAATAGCATCTACATTACTATCATGTCAGGTGGTAAAGTTGTAGGGGTTATGAGAGCAGGAGACTTTGCAATGCAGACTTCTCAGTCCTCCGCAGCTATTACTAGGTTTAGAAATCAAGTAATCACAGATGATGTTATAACAAACTTAACACAAGGAATTGCTAGTAACGTAGGAACTTTAAGTGTTTCAAGTAAAGTTAATTTATTTAACATAAATTACAATGAGGATGGCACTATGTTGTGGACCAACCTTAAAGATTATATAGAGGCGGCAAAAGCTAACAAATATTTAGATGTAGACGTTTTCATTGCAACTTCTAGGGATATCATCACGAACAGTGAAGGAAAGGTTTTCTACCGAGCACAACTAGGTCGCACAAGTGATTTCAAAGTAGGAGCTGTGTATGCTGTTATAACGGAAGATAAAACTACTAGAACAGTAGTACAGGCCGCTACAGATAGTACAACTACATTTGACATAACTGCCTTGCAGGACCCAAATGTCGGGGTTGATGCTATAGCTGAACAGGTAGAAATATTTTTGAAACCCAATGAGTCTCCTACAATATCAACTAGGATAGGTGTAAATTTAAATGCTTACTCTAAAAGTCAATCTACAAGAGTAGATATTAATAAACTTAAGAAGCAGTTTAATAATAAGATAATTGAGGAGAGTAAAAAAATAATAGTTGTAACTAGAAAAGGCGATGTAGTTTTATTGCACAGTGCTGAATTGAGTGGACCGAATAATCAACAAATTGTAGGCCGAGACATATCAGGGAAAGAAAGAGCTATAGGCCTAAAAGAGGTTGTAGAGTTTCAAAAGGTATCAGCTGATGTTAGTGTCAGTGAAACTATGAAGGCAAACTTTGAGTATAAAAATACCTCTAGAGGAATTAAAGGTAACAAGACCAAAGGTTATACTGGACAAGAAGTGCTAGATGTATTGGGTCCCTATTTAGATGGAGCACAAAGAGCTTTTTTATTATCATACCAAAAAACAGGTGGAAAAATATACTTCTATAATGACCCTAAAATGCCATATGGTGGGGGATTCTTTAGATTTTTACGTGGAAATGTTTCATGGGAAAATGGTTTACAACAAGGTAAAAATTTGGTAGGTATTAATATTTACAAATTTACTTCACTAGAACAATCAGGTAGTAGCCAAGAAAAGATAAATGATTTTTTAAGAGAAGTGCTAGGTCACGAAGTGATTCACGCACTAGCACAGTATGCTTTAACCTCTAGAAAAGGTAATGACGAGATAACTGCCGAGCAGCGAGAAAGAATTAACGAGTATAAAAAAGAATTGCAGGCCTTAAGGCAAGAGGTTAAAGGTTTATGGGACAAAGATAAAAATAGACCAAGCCTCCCCGAAGCAAATTATGTGTTTAAGAGTGGCACTGCAGAAGAACTCTTAACTTATGCTATGACTAATGCTACCTTTGCTAAATGGCTAGACAGTCAAGTAGTGGGGCAACAAGAGGGCGAAGTTAAGGATACTCTTTGGAACAGGTTCAAAGAAATTATAAGAAATATAGTTTCTGAAGTATTTACTGGAAACAAAACTTATTTAGATAAAGTAAACGAGATAGCAGATAAATATTTGGTTTTAAATGATTTTTCAGTTGTGAATCTAACTGAAGAATTTGGTCCAGGTAGTATCGTAACTGAGGACTCCCCAAGTAGAGTAAGCTTGTTGTCTGAAACAGAAAAAGAGTTTTTAGAATTTAGAGAAAACGCTACACCCTTTGAGCAAGAGCAATGGATTATTGAAAACGGACAGGAGGGAGATTCTTTTGACATCACAGGGGGCACAGTAGTAGTGATAAATGAAAGGACCGATACGCAGTTACGAACAACTAGAGACGGTCTTCTTAATATTATTGGGCTTGAGGAAGCTTATGACCCCAATGAAATAATTGATAGACAAGTTTTAAGTGATATTATTACAAGAGAAAATAATGGTATACCCTTAACAGTAAGAGAGCACTTGATAAAAGTATATAATACAACTGCCTACAGAATTCTTAAAGGACAACTTAAATCAGTTGAAGCTAGATTAAAGACTACTCAAGAGGCGTATCTAATTGAGACTATAAAAGATAATTTAGCAGACAAGATAGGGGAGAGAGTCGAAACTGTTTTAGCTATATTATCAGAAACATATTTAGCTTCTGTTATAGCACAAAACAGACCGACAACAATGTCTCAATTGGTAACAATGTCAGAAGGTATATCTGAAGAAGAAAAGAATGCTATACTGAACTCTTTAGGCATAGGAGACTACACCTTAATGTGGGCTTATGTGACACAAGCAGATAAGGTCTTTAATATCAAACAATTAGAAAATTTAAGAAATATAATAGAGGGTAACTTTACAACTTTTCAATCTGTTGTTAACTTGAACAATACAATAGTATTTGATAGACAAACTCCTGATAATTTATCAAATAGACTACAAGCTGCAAGACAATATTTTCAAAATGTATTTAACTCGATGAGTATTGCAATGCCTAACTTAGATAGAATAGAGTCGTTACCACAAAACTCATTTAGAGCTGTTATGAATGCTTTTGGTACTTTTATGGCAGCATCTAAGAGCACCACTACAGAATTGTTTAACAGTCTTGTTGACCTTAGAAGAAAATTAGTTGATTTTGGTATTGACTTAGACTTTGGTGGACTTATTTACACAAGAAAAGGTACCAACTCTAATATTATTAATAAAAACGAGGAATTTGCTTTGATGGAGCTTGATGATGTGGTTATGTCAAATGAGTTTGTAAGACTTATTGAGCAGGGGGGTAACATAGGATATGTTTTAAATGAGGAAAATGGGGGAATAGTAGAGTTTGATTTTAACGACCTTACAATGATGTCAACTCAGGATAGTATCCAGTATGATGTAGTTAGTAATTTTCTAGCACAATTTGGTATGCAAATGTCTCCTGAATACTTTCAGGCTTACATCCAGATAAACGGGGGTACTTCTGTAATGCTCGAAAGAATGGATTCACAGTATAAAGAATTCAATTCTAACAGAGGTCAATTAGATATGGAAACCAGCACTTTTGAAGACTACTACGGGGCACCCTACACCACAGTACCATCGGCTGAGTCTTATATAGATGAAAAGAAGGCTGACGAAGACTTAAATGAAAAAACTTGTAAGTAATGGCTTGTCAAATAACTAGAAATGCGGCTGGGGTTCAAAAGGTTACCACGTTACAGGGTAAGCCTTCAAATCTATATGAGGCTTTGTCAAAGGTGGGCTATATAACTAGTGACACTCAGAGGTTAAAATATTATCTTGCAGCTTTTCGTATTAGAAAAGAGCAAGAATTTGAGGCGGGTGTAGACACTGTAAGAGATGAAAATAATGAGCCTATTTTATTTTTCAAACCTAGAAGCATAGGAACAAGTATCGCTAACTCTAACGGTACTGTTTTTTATTCGTCTGTAGAGGAAGCATATGAAGCTGATGTTAACAACCAAGGGGTTGAAATGATGACTCTAGCGTTTAACACCACAGTTGACTTCGAGAATATGCCTCCAGGCACAGCTGAGAGAGTTGCTGGTTTAGACAACATTCTTCGAGAGGTAAGTGGCCGAAAAGTATTAGGTACAACATTTGGTACTATACAGAGAAACGGTAATAATATAAAACTAACTATTCCAGCATCTTTTGAACAAGGAGTAACTGTAAACACTTTGGCTGCATTTAATCCTGATACAAATGAAAAATCATTATCAGGTTTTGTCACCAAAGCTATCTCTAGTAATTTGTTATCAGTTGCTACTAAAAAGCTATCAGAAATAGCTACCTTTAAACCTGTGGAAGTAGTCAAGGAAGCATTTGAGGGAGGTAACCAAAGATTAAAAGACTTTACCTACGATTTTATCCAACTACAAAATCCTGCTAGACTTCTTAAAGGTATGTTTGGTAAAAGGAATGTAGACGGGAGTCTACGTACTGCACACCCTAGCGTAGAGGGCACTTTTGCCACTTTAGATAAGAAGACGGCAGAGCGTTTTCAGGGAGAAGAGCCTCTTTCTAAAATAGACTTACCTGCGGGGACTACTGTAGAATACATAGATAAAACACAACAGGAAGTCTCTACCCAACAATTAGTCACAGATGACATGGAGTATATGTCGGAGAATAAAACTAATGAAATTATAGACGAATATACGGGGACTGATAACACACCAGGGGGGCGAAGAAGTGTTTGGTGGGATTGGTTTACTGGGGCTAGAAAAGAAAATAAAAGTAGAATAGCTTATGAGATAGATAGTGATTTCGAACTTAGAAGAGCACTAATTAGTAATCTATATAATGAGTTAGGTGAGTATAAAAAAGAACTCGCTGAAGAAAATTTAACAGAGATACAGGATGCTGAACAGAGACAAAAAGACGAACTTGAAAATTTTGAATTTGACGGGAGTGCTGCAGACTTTAAAAAGTTTTTAAATAGTGAAATAACTCTTTACAGGGCCCCTACTGGAGACAATATATCGACTGAAACTATTAATACTGAAGGATTTGCTTCTTTCACAATAAAAAAATATTCAATCTTAAGGTTTAGCGATACAGCAACTATAATTTCTACTAAAAGAAGAGTAAAGGACTTGTACGGGGCTATTAATCTATATGAGGTGGAAGTGATGGAGCCTATGCCGTATTCTGAAGAATTTGCCAATAGACTATTTAATCAATTCTCAAACGAGTTCTCTAAGTTAAGTGATGCAAACATTGAAAAACTTCTTAACACAAAAGACACACAAGGGGCTTATGTAGGTCTTAAATTGGGATTTGAAATGTTAAAAAGAGAAGAAGAAGGAAAGACAACACTTCGCTCAATATCTCTGGAAGAATTAAGAGCAGAAGAGACTGCAGCTATTAATGAATCAACAGCCCAAGTAGTTAAACTTAGGACTATAGATGCTACAGGTCAACTGGAAGACCAGTTTATAGTTAAAGATGAAACTTTAAGAGCAAATATTTCTCCACTTGTAGAACAAACTATTTCTCAAAATGTCAATAATATTGATTATGAAATGAGTAAATTAGTGGAAAGTAACAAGATAGAATCTAATTGTAAATCGTAAACACCAACTTAAATAAAATAAATGGCTTGTTCATATTCATATAACGGTATAACCTACAGCAAAAAGAAGGACTTAGAAGTAGCAGTGCTAGAGGACTTAAACGCAGCTAAAATATCAGCACCTAGAGCTGCATTAGAGCATGTGTATAAGTTGAGAGGGGACTTGGCTGAAACTGTGGTTAGAATTGAAGCTGAAAAGGTATTTGGTTCCGATGAGTTTTTAACCACTATATTAGACCAAGTTACTGGTGAAAAATACATTGTCTTTGATGAAAGACTTATGAATGAGCAGGTTGGAAACATCAAAGAGTTTAGAGATGAGAACAACAAAAAAGTTGATGTCAACATAGAAGACCTTTATGAGAAGTGGAAGGGAGGGCAAAGTATGCCCAACTACAGAGGATTAGAAAGTGCCTTAAAAATTAAACTTTTTGATGAAATTATAGAGAGCAAAACACAAAAAGCAATTCAACCTAGGACTCAAGAGTCTAAGGCAGACTTGATGGAAACACTCACTCAATTTGCAGCATCGTTAGGCATTGATGTGATGACGATGGAAAACTACAAAAGAACATTTGAGGACAGACACAATATCCCTGTAACAGCTAAAGGTCTAGCTGACATGTTTAATCAGGTAATTGCTCTTTCTAATGATGCTACTGTAGCAGACTTTACGGAAGAGGTTGCCCACTTTACTATACAATATTACCAAGATAGGGGAACAATAGACGAAATGTTAGAACAAGTTCCTAACACTACTTTGTATCAAGCACAGGCAGAGCAGTATAGACAGTTGTACTCTAAAAGAGCTGAGGGAGAAGCGTTAGAACAGCTTGTAAGGAAGGAAATATTAGGAAAGCTTTTAGCTGAAAGAATAATTCAAAATACTAACCCTCAAACCTCTACACAAGAAGAGGCTTCTATTCTTAATTTGCTATCACAATTGTGGGAGGCGTTTAAAGGCTTGTTTGTAAGAACAGATGCAAATGCAAAATTCTTTGTTGATTTTGGAAGAGTTTTGGACAGCATTTCTTACAATGTATCTAGACAAGAAACAGGTAAATTCGCTGCCTATCAATCTAATGAGGTATACTACTCAGCTAGTACTAGAGACCAAGAACTTCAGGATAACTTTTCAGCTTTTCTTGATAACTTAAGAGGTGTTTACACAGCATTGTCAAGAGCTACCAATAAACAATATAGCACTCAAAAAAGGAATAAGTTGGGAGAGGTTGCAGAGCTTATAGCAAAAGCAGAATATACAAAAGCTATCCACGCTTCAGCCTTATCTATCCTTCAAGATGCTCAAAGGGCTAACGAAATTATTAGAGTTGCTCAGGCTAAGATGGAAGAAAATGGCGAAACTGACCCATCATCTCTTTTGAAATATATGGGTGTAGTAAATACTCAAAATTTAATATTATTTAAAGAAAACATTCCTGCCCTACTTGAACAATTAGGTGATTATCTTACCCAAATTCAAGAAGAGTACAGAGAGGGGAACACACTAGGCAATATTACTCTAGACGATATTAATAGGGTAAGAGAAACACTGAATGCTATTGAAGTGACCTTATCTGCAAAATCGCTTACTGGCGAAGCTTTTTCTAAAGTATACGGAAGCATAGCATTGGAGAAGACTAAAATGATTGCAAAAGAGATGTTAGAAGAAACAAGCTCTCCTGACCAAGTTAGAAAAGAGATGATTAAGCTTGTGGCAAATAACTTTGAAGACATCAGTTGGTTTAATACTAATGTGTATTCTATGTATGAGACAGGAGGACATAGCGGTATTCAGGCAATTTTAGGTCTTTACTTAAGAGCAATGGAAAAGGTTAGGGCTCGTACCGATAGGGTGTACTCTGAAATGGTTGATTTATCTGTTAAGCACAATCTTACCATTGCCGAGACAAGAAAGTTAATGAAAGACGGGTTTATGTTAAATCCGTGGAAAATTAGAAAGTATAAAGAAGACGAAGAAGCTGCTAGAGAGGTTATTATTGAGAAATATATGGCTGAACTTGCTCAACTAAAAGAGGACGACCCTAACAGGTTAGTTAAAGAAACAAACATTTTACAACGGCAAAGGGAGGAAATACTTCAGCACGATATGAAGTGGAGAGAGATGCCGTTTAAGGAGGAGTTTTACAGAGACTTAGTCAAGAGAAAAACTGGTGAAAATTCATTAACAAGAAGTAATGAAAGAAGACCCGAAGCACAAGAAATGATATCGTCTTACTCTGCATCTGTCAGAAGAATAATGTCTAAATATTATGATAAGAGTACTGGAAAAGTTATATATGGCAGAATTAGTGCAGCAGATGAGTCTGAACTAAGACAAATATATTCGGACATCAAGGCTATGCAATCATATTATGATAGTTCTGGTCAGCTTAAAAGTGATTTAGCTCTAGCCATCGCAGAGGATATTAGGGATTACTTTAGTTTTTCTGGAGATACTGAAATTTCCCCTGAAGCTATGGCTCGTTTTGAAGCGGAAAGAGTGGAGGCTGAAAGAACATTGTCAGCCAGGGAGTACCAAACATGGTTGCAAGCGTTTGCTTACCAAAGATATCAAATAGACTATGAGACATCTGAAGTAGAGGTAAATACCGATGCAACTGATTTAATTTTATCTACTAGAGGTAACCCATCTGATTACCTAGACTTGATGACAAGAGACCTTGTTCTTGAAAAAACAGTTAATGGTCAGGTGGTGATACAAAAACTAAATAGGTTCAGCGATTATCAAGATATATATGATGCCCTTCGTCAGAAAAGAAATCAATTATTGAAACCATATAGAGTATCTAACGTGGCAGGAGAGATAGATGGAACTGCCGTAGAAGCAAATATTTTACTTGTAAATCAACTTGAAGTCATAGCTGATTTTATGAGTACGTTTGCTGTTGAGTACGGAGACCGAAGTGTGGAAATGTCCCCTGTGGGTAACAAATCATTTCAAGCTGAATACCAAAGAAGGTTGAATAACAGAGCCTCCAATCCTAGAGCTTACCAAGAATGGTATAGAGTAAATGTAAAAGGTAGAGATATGTTCGGTAAGCCATTACCTTCAAAGAGCTATTATACTGCCTACATACCAATGAAGAATGGTCAGCCTATGGAGATGGTTGCTAGTCCTAAGTTTTTGTGGGAGATGACAACTCAGACCACAGATAATTTAAATCCTAACTACAATCAAGAGCTCGCACAGAAAGGAGTCATACAACCTAATTTAAATTTAAAGGAGTATTTAGATGACGATTATTTTAGAATATTTGGAATATCTAAAAATGATATATATTCTAAATCACCTACTTCTAACCAAAGTCTTTTTGAGGTAAGAAACTATTTCTTAAACCTTAAATATGAGGAGGACCAAAGTATCGGATTAAGAGGTAGGTATTCTTATTATCAGCTTCCACAAGTTAGACGTTACTTTAGAGAGTCTGCTTTTAGGGGAGCTAACTACCAATCATTCCTAAATAGAACTTTTGTAATTGATAGTTATGACGAGGATTTTGGTAATAAGTCAAGGTCTACCGTGGCTGCAAATGCTAGAGCAATACCACTCTATTTTACAAAACTCATGGAAAATCCTAATGAGTTAACTGAAGATATAGGGTATATGTATATGAGTTATGTGCAGATGGCAGCTAACTACAGAGAGAAAGGTCAAATTGTAAACGATATATCTTTATTAAGGGATAGGATAGCAGGAGCAAAAGATAAAAAGCTACAACCTCTCACTAATACTTTAAAGAAGGTAGATATGTGGTTGGACTCTTTTATGTACGGTAACAGCCAAGTAGACTTGGGCAGCTTTAGTGTATTGGGTAAAAGAATATCTAGCACAAAAATACTAAAAGCCTTTTACAGATGGGTATCTAACACAAACCTTGCATATAATATTTATGTGCCTGTAGTTGGTGCTGTAACTGGTGTAACTCAAAGAAGAGCTTTAAGTACGACTAATAGATTTTTTGGGCAAGACAGCCTCAACTGGGCTGTATCTAAATCAGGTATACATGTTCCAGGTATGTTTTTAGAAGCAGGTAAATTACAGCAAAGAAACATAGGGGATAGTCTACTTGTTTTTTCAGGTGTAGGTAACAGATACCAAAAAATGAGAGGTATATTTACTGACAGGGCTACTCGTTCTGCTTTGAGAACACAACCTGGTTACTTGGTCTATGAAATATTTACAAAAACAAACGCTGTTAATACGGTATCTGCGGTGTATGATGCCCATAGACTGTACAATGACCCTCAAACAGGTAAAGCTAGGTTCGTAAATAAGATGCAGTTCAAAGAGCTTATGGACATAGAATTAGGTCCTAATGCTGACCCTGTTGAGATAAAAAATAGATGGGTAGCACTTCGTCCTAAATCGTTTTATAATTATCTAAAGCCTACGGAAACTACGATGGAAGTGAACGAAGAGGCATTAGTCAAAGACGGTTTAGATGCATCAAGTATTAACGGTGCAGTGGCTAGAATTAATAGGGTAGCAGAAAATGCCCACAACTTCGTAGAGGGCCAAACTTCTGCTGAGGAGAGAGGTCTTCTTTCAAAAAATCCTTTTGGAGCATTTCTTTTCATGCACAGAGGTTTCTTACAGAGAGGTGTTGAACATAGATTTAAGAAGAAAAACTATGATTGGTTTACAGGCACAGAAGATGAAGGTGTGTATAGAGGTGCCTATCGAATGTTCACACAGGATGCATTTAAAAAAGGAAACGGCTTTGAGGGTATTTTATCTCTAGCTTCTTATATGTTTACTATGGGTCAAACTGCAGATGCTCTAAATAGGAATGTAGAATTAGACGAAAGTGACAAGTCAGCTCTAAGAAAGATAGGTGCGGATATGTACGTAACCTTGGCAATGTTTGCCTTATACTTACAAATGAACCTATTAGCAGGCGATGATGACAGAGAAGATGATTGGGCTACACAATATTTAGCCTACATCTCTAGTAGAACATTCCTTGAATCCACTTCTACAAGTATCTTTGCAGGTAGGGAACTCTTGAATATTGCCAACTCTCCTACAGCAGGTACTAACACTTTTAAAACAATATTAGGGTTACCTACCTTCTTTATAGATGCAAATAAGGAAGTAACAAAGGGAGCCTACGCAGGAAGGAGTAAACTTTTCAAAAACTTTGTAAAGATGACTCCTTTCAAGAATATATACGAACCATTAATGGATACCCCAGCAGGTGCGAATGCATTTTTCCGACAAAATGCTATTCCAAGTTTACCAAGAGAAATACTTAATAGAAAACTTAAAGATGAATAAATGAGTTGGGGCAAAGCAATGTGGAAGTTATACCTTTTTTCTTGGAGCATATTTGCAGTGCTCGTAGGCTTAATGGGCTACTTAATAGTTAAACATTTCATTCTCTAACTTATACCCACAAAAAAGGGGAGCAATGCTCCCCCACACAAAGTACAAAGTTGGATTGGTTATTCTGCTGTAGCAGCAACTTTTTCTGCCTCCTCAGCTTCCATAGCTAGAGTCTGCATTTTTTCTTTGTAAGTATCAAAATCCAAAGTCTTACCATCTTCATAGAAACGTCTGTGAAGAGTTCGGTAAACCATACCATAGATTTCTGCCACTTCCTTAGCATAAGGCTGTAAGAAGTGCCCTGAAGGCTGGTTGTCAGCATTAAAAACAGCTTGAGTATTATCATGTAGAAACTTCTCAAGTCTACCTTTAAGTTGCATCATCTCTGCACCGTAAATAGTTAGCTCAGTGTCAGGTAAATACATATGGTTCTCAATAGAACCGTAATCGAAATTGTCCTCTTGCGGAGGAGTTGTGTTAGCTTTTTTAGCCATAACATTTGGTTTTTTAAATTTAAAAATACAAATACAAATTTACAGAATATTTTCTAAACTATCTGTAACTTCTTCAGATGTTTTTTCCACATCTTCAGGTTCTTTGACATCGAATAGTTTCTCAACCCATACGTCTTCGAAACCTTCCATGTCTTCAATATCTCTTGATTTAAGCATATGGTAAAAGTAGTTACCTTCGGGCTTGAAGTGGTTATATTTTCCCCCTCCTTCAACTATGAACTCCATGTCTACATACTCGTATCCATATTTGGAGAACACCATATACTTACCGACTGACCCAACTTTATAAGGGTTGTACACAGCCATCACTAGGTCTGACAACTGAAATAGTTGGTCAGAACCGTAGAAATCTAACTGGCGAGGTGCTTCTGATGGGTGGTTGCCAACTCTATCAAGAAGGTCTCTTTTGAGTTGCATCAGAGGAACAAAGAATACATAAGGATGCATTTTCTTGAGCTTATTCATCTCTTCGAAAAGGGCATCTATCTCAGACTTCTCTCTTCCTTTCACCAGGCCAACGTGGTCGATTGTTATCATGACCTTCTTATCTACATTCTCCTGCAAAAATGTTGCCACCTCCTCTCCGAACTGACAAGCTGTCACAGGTTCTTCAGAGTAAAATAAACCATCTCTTCTCTCTTGCTTACAAATGTCTCTAATGTCCTCTAGGTTTTTTCCTTCAGGAAGGTTAAACAATATCTCTGACATCTTCATATTTGTCTTCTGTGTTATCTTTCTAAGAAGTAGCTTATAGACAGCTGACTCCCAGTTACATCGCAGTAGTACCACTTCCTCAGACGTATCAAGAACATAGTTCTCTAGCTTCTGCATAAGGTATGTCTTACCATGATTAGATAGACCACCAATGGTCATTATGGTAGAAGGTAGAAACCCGCCTAGTAAGTGTTTATCAAGCCAATCAAAGCCTGTAGAAATAGGTGTTATCTCACCTGATTGAAATTTGGCTATACTTTTTACAGCCTCGTCTGTTTTTTGTCTAGCTGATACTATTGGCATATTCTCTGCATTTTGTGTAAAGTCTGCTGTCTTCTATTGTAAACTTACGAGCGTAAGCGTTAGCAGGTTTCCAAATAAATAAGTCTAACCTTGCTGTGTACTGAGGCTCGCTGCTCATTAAATAATCTTCTACTGTTTCGACTATTTGGTCAAAGGTAAACAAATTATTTGTTTCTTCTACAAACTGAGCGAAAACTTTTAGTGCCTTGTTAGCACTGCCTATATTACGTCCGTAGTCTTTATATAGTTGGGCTATTTTAAGAAAGCTAGCTTTTACCTCATCGCTAATACCTGCTATTCCTATATCTCTTAGGAATGCTGTCCCCTTCTTTGCTATCTTATACCAATTATCTGACTTACGGTGTGCAATCATTCCTTCGCTGAGTAGCAAATTAACGTGGTTTTCTATTGTTTCGTTATCCATATCTAATTTTTCGCAATCACTTTGTTTGATTGCAACAAGTAAGACTAATGTTTCGTATGTTAGGTTGGATGCGTTTAGGACATCAAAATTTATGTACATGCTTTTTTATATTTTAATTTTACTGTTTATACTACTAGAGTAGCTAGTCCTTTTTATCAGGGAATAAACAATCCATTATAGCTATTGCTACAAATATTATAATAATCATAATCCCTATGTTAACAAATTCTGGCATAGTATTCTTTATTTGTATTTATTCTCTCTAATTCTGACAAAGGTACTAAATTGTTTTCAATTCTCCTACTCATTTCATCAACTAGGTTTTTTAGTTCTTTTGATTTACCTAAATAGAAACAGTTAATCATTAGACAATCTAAAAGCTCCCAATCGTATGTTGAGCTTGAGATAAATAATCTAGAGTTGGGAAAAGGGTTTTTTGAACAATTGTCCCATGCATACTTAGCTAAAGCATAAGATGTACTGTGGTTACCTTGTTGAGAGAAGTGCCTTAGAACTGGAACATAGTGTTCTGCTCTACTAGGGTCTATCATTGAACACTTTAGATACGCTTCAATCCACTCACTTTTGTGAGTCTTTTGTAGTATCTCGGCTACCCTCAGTTGGGACATATACTTTTCTTCCCAATATCCTTCCATAGTTAGCCTCTCTTTGTACCATCTTAATGCTTGTGTAAGTATACCTGCATCCCTGTAAGAGTTAGCAAGGTAGAATACCCAACGTGGGTCTTTGTTTTCTTCAATGTAATCTAGTAATAGAGTAGCGTGGTCTTTGTACTTCTTTTGCGTGGACTCATTCCAAGTTGCTCCATCGGAGTTTACCTTTACGTGAAAGCCCTCTGCTTTGCCACCATTTATAACCACACCGTTTTCTAAAGTCATATATTCGTGAACTGCCCCTACCCATTTCCAATCTTCATTTGCTCTGAAAAATTGGTCACGAGTGTAGACAGTCCCATTGTATTTCACCTCCACACCTAAATTATTACACTTTGAAAGCTGTTCAAGTAAGGCTGACATATTTAAGTTATCTAAAATAACTTCTTCATCAGCATCAATCCAAAACCCCCACTCAGCTTTACCTTTGAGTTCTTCTAGTGCTTTGTTGCGAGCATCCGCATAGTTGACCCACTTATGGCTGATAACTTCTCCCTCTATACCATGTGTGTTCATAACACTTTTAATTTTTTCTATGGTATCGTCTGAGGAACCTGTATCAACTATGGTATACCAGTCAACTATGGGTGCCACGCTATCCAAGAGCCGTTTAATAACCTTGCTCTCGTCCTTTACAATCATGTTAAGGCCTATCTTCTTCATTATAGGCTCACTAACATATCCATCATCTCCTGTTGGGGATGAATATCACACTTACCTGTGTTTGTGTTTGTATGAGACAATACACCTTTGACAAGACCTCTGTATGCTTCTTCTTTCCATTCGAAAGCCTTTGCACCTTCTTGCTTAATCCATTTAGGAAGACCCTCACGAATGTCTATCCCGTCTCTTTCAGCAATGAAGTACAGCCACTCACGAACTTGCTCTATCTGTGCATCTGAGAACTTGTGCCACACAGTCATACCTTTGAAAGGTTCAGCTAAAGTCACGATTTGAGAAGGGTCTGCTTTCACTCCTGCCCAAGTCTTGCCATCTTTCAGGTAACCCCAATTGCAAATTTCTAATCCTACAGAATGCTCGTGCATATACTGAGAACCATTTCTACCGATGTGCCAAGCATACGCTCCTGATGGGAAAGCCTGAACCATTCTACCATCGTAGGTATTATCGTCCCCCTTGATAGAAGGACCTCCTAATACAAACTCAGTTGCAATACGCCCTCTACTATCTCTACCCCAATGGTCGATACACTTGTAAGGATTGTGCCACCCTGCTGTGAAATGTAAGAACGCATACTCTTTTGTGGTGGGACCGTTTAGATATTCTCCTGTGGGTAGGTAGTGAGTGTCATAAGAAAAACTCGAGTCTATAGCTTTGTCCACGGTCAAATCCGTATCTAACAAACCCATAGCTTCTAGTGTCTTAGGGCCAACAAGTCCATCAACCACCAAACCTCTAACCTTTTGAAAGGTTTTTACTGCATCCTCTGTTTGAGGACCAAATATGCCATCTACATCGATAGCACCCAAAAAGGACTGAATCTCCATTACCATTCGTCCTCTGCTTCCCATTCTATAAATCATGATTGTAATCTTTATAAGTTATTGAAATAAGTTTATCTAAATAAACTTTTGCCTTCTGTAAGTCCTCCAAACCATTCTTAGATTTGTGGCGAGTCACATACTTAATAATATTTCCTTCGAAGAAATCCAAGTTGTGAGCTGCTATATAATCCCACGTTTCTATGCTCTTATTGTAGAACTTAGGATATGTAGTGCCTCTACTCTTTGGTCTGTGTGGATTATCCATTAAAGGGTCTCTAGTGTTTTGTCCCATACTACTTATTCTTTGCGACACTATACTCAGTATTGTTGTCTGCGTTAACATTCAAGAGGTCTACTAAATTATTAGCCTCTTCTTTCGATTCCAAGTTTAACACGACTCCCATACTATCTAACAAATATACGCTAGAAGAAGATAATTGAGAGTGTACTTTAATTTTTTTTATGATTTTATATCCCATGAGTAATATAGTGTCTTCCTTCCTTAATTAATTTAATGCTATCACTGACAAGAGTTGAATCATCCAAGTTGATAATTAACTCAGGGTCAATGGGTAGTCCCAAGAACCTTGTCTCCAAGTGGAGGTGAGGACCCGTAGAACGACCTGTAGACCCCACCAATCCAATAGCATCCCCTGATTCTAAAGTATCACCTTGCTCCACAAACAAAGTCCTGTGGTGAGCATAGTAAGTCTCAAGACCGTTAAAGTGTCTTATGATAACTAAGTTACCATAACCTCCATTATAACCTCTTTTTGAATACCTAACGACTCCAGGAAACATACTTCTTGTGGTATCTCTGTTGTTGTACGCTATGTCGATACCATCGTGGTTCCTCCCCCAACGCCATCCGTAGCCGCTTGTCATTGTCCCATCTACAGGATAACAATACTCATGTTCGTGAGTAACTAAGGGTAGCTTTACAGTATCAGGAGTGTCATAATCCCTGTAATGCAATCTATTCCACGAATACGTAGAATCATACAAAGTATCCCCCATAAGAACTGCCGTATCCAAATCAAACGTAGAGTCCACAATTATCGCAGTCTCTATGTCGTAATAATTGTTTACAGTTTTGCTATCTAACGATACCCAAACCCATAACATTAATATAGTAATAAATACTAATTTCCAATCAATCATATTTACTTTATGTTGCATAATTATTTTGCTTCATACCATGATGTGCCAATATTGGCTTCTGCCCCCATCTCCACTAATCCACTACTAAGGTAGTAATTTCCCCCATCTATCATACACTTTTCTAGAATTTTTCCATATTCGTCTGCTAAACTTGAGTCTACCTCAAGCACAAATTCATCGTGGGGTATATTGCATATTTTAACTTTTCCAAAGTGGTTATGTTTAACAATGTGTTCAAAAAGTAAAGAAGCTGCTCTTTTTGTTTGGTGAGCAGAGGTAGCTTGAACAGGATTGTTTAAAGACAACCTGAAGTACTTACCTCTTCTAGAAAAGTATTTAGAAAGCTTTGGTCTTACTTTTTCATAGTGTTCTAGAGAGGCAGCGTTTGTTACTTTGAATTCTTCGCCTTTCTCTTCTGCTTCAATTCTAAGTTTAGCCTGTTCTTTGCCTTCTTTGTATTTGACCCAAAACTCTGAGTCTTTACTTTCCATCCATTGATGCAACCCTTCGAACTCATCATAAAATGGTAGTGCAAGTTTAAAGCCATCAGCAGACTCTATGTAACCTAATGACATTGCCTCGGCTAGTTTTCTTTCTCCCCATTCATAAACTCCTGGATGCAGTTCTCTGTATAACTTTTCAAGGTTCTCTCCCTCTTCTACTGGTATATTAAGGCTTTTAGCCGCTGTAAAGCCTGTGCCGCCATACGAAAAACAAAAGCGGGGTGCCTTTGAGAATTGCCTTTTATCTTTATGGTTGTTTTTAATTTCATCGTCAGTTAATTCTTTTAGTTCAGGAAATATGAGTCTTGCAAATGCAGAGTGTAAATCATCTCCATTTTTAATTGATGCAATCATAACTGCATCTTTGTGAAGGTCGGCTCCTACCACATTCTCTTGACCTTCGTAGTCAGCTACAACCATTTTGTATCCCTGCTTTGCTACAAAGCATTCCCTTGTTCGCTGGTTTGCGGGGAAGTTGAGTATGTTAACTCCTCCCCTCCTTGTTGAAATACGTGCTGTATCTAACACAGGATTAAAGTCTGTGTATATCCTACCATCATCTATTTTATCTAATATATTTTCTCCATAGGTGCTTACATCGTGCTCTGCTTGCTTGTATCTTAACCATATCTCTACAAAAGGATGGTTACTTTTTTTAAGCACATCTTTGTTTAACGTTCTTTTATCGGGGTGGTCATCAGCATCTCTCAATTCTATTTCAAATGCCTCAAATACAGGAATCATTTGTTGTTGAGATGTCAGCATAGGTATAATACGTTTAGACTTATCGAACATATCTATTTGTATGTCTCTAAACTTAGGGAGGTTGTCATATACATACTCTACCACTTCTCTACTTGCTTCTTGTAAAACAAGTTTATCTTTTTCTATTTTATCTTTCCACTTATCGAGTGAGACAGGCATACCACATTGCTCCATATAAGCAAGTGCTTTTATATATCTACAATGAAGCTTGAACGTGCCCACCGACTTGGCTTCTTTTAGTTTTCGACCTAACTCCTTTACAAGTTCTAAAACTTTGTCAACATCATTAAATGCATATTGGATAGCTCTATGGTTGGATAGTTGAGTTTTAGCAATGTTTTTCTGCTCTGATTTATCATAATCTAGTCCTAACTCTCTGTCCATTACAAATGCAAATCCATGTCTAGAAACTCTACCATTACCGTTGTAAAGTATTTTACTCGCTATAAAGGTGTCGTAAACATTTTCAGGAACAAAATTATGCTTGTAGAGCCACCCTAAGTCGAATGTAAGGTTATGACCTACTAATGTTTTTCCTTTTAGGTAAGGTGCAACTTCTTCGAAAGTTAGCTCACCTCCTAGTTGCTGAAAGTCAATAATATAATTATTATCGCCTGTTCCTATCTGAACACAAAACATATGTCCTTTTCTAGGGGATAGTGAAGTAGTCTCTGAGTCAAAGGCTATGACATCAGGTAATACCATATCATCTAAAGAACAATAGTTATAGTTCCCTATCTTTTCAAAGAAAGGTTTGTTATTTGTTATGATATAGTTCATTCTTCTAAATATTCATCATCAGGGGTTAAGCATTCCCCTTTTACAAATATAGACTTAGATAACATAGATTCCAAATTCATTAATTCACCTTCCTCCAGACCATACACTTCTAATACTGGCGGCACGCTACCTGTAGTAAGCATAGAAGCCATTCTAATAAGTTCATCCTCTTCGCAAACAAGTTTATCATTAATATATAATTGACAGTCTTTTAATATTATTTTATTGGTCATTTTTAATTATTTAAATTAATTAAGTTAATTGTTTTGAGATATTTTATTACTATATCTTTTGTTTCTTTTGCCGTTAATGTTGTTGGGTCAAAATCTTTGGATGCTATCCAGTTTAAATATTGAGGGTTTTGAGTGTAAATACTAGCAACACTTTTATTTTTGTACTTACCAAACGATATTTTAAAAGTTCCATAGTCTCCTCTGTTTGTAGATAGTTTTTGAAAGTTACTTTGCTTCTGTATCAGCTCTCTTTTAGTAATCTTTAATGCATCTGCCATAGGCACGCTACTAATCAATTTATCGTCTGCAAACATTCCCCAACCAAAACCTTTTACATCTTCAAAGTTAATGTTTTCTACTTTACCAAACTTGTGAGAGTTTCCTGCTAAATCAATTATCTTGCAATTTTCTTTTCCTTCTGCGATGCGACAACCTCTACCTACTTGTTGGTAATAGATAGCTAAAGAAGCTGTAGGTCGAGTGGTTATGATTGCATCTAATTCAGGATGGTCAAACCCTACTGCAAACAAGTTACAATTAAATAAAACTTTTATGTTACCTGCCTTGAAGTCTTTTACTATCCTTTCCCTATCCTTTTTCTTTGTTTCTGCACTAGCCCACTCGCTGTCATCTACGATACTAGCTAATTCCTTTGCCTCTTCTACCGAGGGTACAAAAACTAATATTGATTTTCTGTTTTCTTTCCTTAACTCTCGTATCTCATTTACTAGGTTACCTCTAGTATTATTTAGTGTGTACATCCTACTTATGGAATCTTGGGTAAACTCTGAACCCGAAGAATTCATACGCAACATAGAAGTGTCTACATACCTATTTTCATAGAGAAGCTTACTCCAATAGTCTCTATTTACTAATTCTTTTATTTGTGTAACGTGTATGATGCGTTTGAAAAAAGAGTCTTTTGCTCTTACCATCATCTTGAGAACTGTACCTATCATTAATGATTTCAAGTATATAGGTGTGGCAGTAAGACCTATTACTTTTTTAGGGTTGATTGCTCTAATGCTTTTATGTATGTTCCCACCGACTTTTGTCCCTAAATGACACTCGTCAACGATTACATATTTGATGTGTCTAAATTGGTCTATAGAGTTCTTAACACTACCTGGTGTAGCGAAAACTACATTGCTTACTTCTTTTAATCCAAGTGATGCACTAAATATAGATGCCTCTAGGCCATATGAAGTGTACTTTTCATAATTTTGTTCTAGCAATTCTTTTGAGGGCTGTAGACACAATACAGGCTCGTTAAGTATCCTCGCTAAATTAGCAACAATGAGGCTCTTACCTGCTCCCGTTGGGGCTACCACAATACCATTTTTAGCACTGCTGTTTCTTATGAAGTCAATACAATCGTTTACTGCCCTTTGTTGGTAGTCTCTGAGTTTGTAAGCCATTCTTCTAATTTAGTTTTTAAAATCCCATTCTCTTCTACTAAAGATATAACTTTTTTCATTCTAGCAAAACTTTTTGGAAATTCTTTTTCTAGTCTATCAAAATTGTTTGTATCCACAAGTTTATCGAATCTTGTGTGTGCATCCCAAGATAAATAAACCACATTATCACTGTGGTCCTCTACGGAGCGATACTTTCTTTTAGGGAATAGGTGTGCAATGTTTAGTCTAGAAGGCGTGTAGATATGTTCTCCTGTTTCATAACAAAATGGGTGTTGGGAAAGAAACTCTATGTGAGCATAAAAGAATTTATTTAACTTATCTTTTCTTTCTGTATCCATCTTGAACGATTTTTTTATAGGTGTCTTTCGAGTCATCATAGTCTCTTCACCCTGATTCCGTCTCTGCATCTCTCTGCAGGGAGGACATAAGCCTTTGCTTCTGACAGGCACTTCTGCACCACATTCTTTACAAGGATATAACTTACGTTCCATTATATCATATCTGCACACGCACCTTTAGTATCAAAATCTGTATCTCCACATACATTATAAAGGGTATACTTTAAAGTAAGTTCTTCTCCTACTTTTACATCTCGTATAGTTCTAACATATTTTAAATCTCCTTCTTCGACCAATATTAAGTTAGGGTCATCGTTATGGTTAATAAAACCACCGAGGGGAGTTCTAATATAGTTATTCTGAAATCTCTCATCATGCTTGTGAGATACACCTAATACTAGCCCTTTCTCTATTGGTTTAGTAGCAAATAAACCAAGTCCATGTATGCAGGAGTCTTTCACTGTAAGTCCTGTCATTAGTGGCGTATAAAAATCATGCTTTCCTATCATTATTATTTATTTTAATTGACTTCCTCTAATTAGAATCGTGACATCTTTCGACTTAGAGTTAAATACAGTAGAAATATGTTTTACTACTTGCTCATGGTCAAAAGTATTGCACGAATATACATCAGCAGAAAAATATCCTCTTTCAGGAAATGAATGAAATGTAAAATGGCTCTCCATAAAAATAATACCTCCCGTGACCCCAGTGCTTTTTTTATCAATCATGGATTCATCAACTTCATAGATTAGTGTATCAGACAGTGGTCTAAGCCCAATCATATTGGTAACTGTTAGTAATGTATCCTTTATTAGCTCAATGTCCCACAAAGAGTCATAATCGCACCCATACGCATCCAATATCAAATGTTTACCATTTTTCATATTTATCTAATTTAATCTTCTATTTCATCAATGCCATACATATATCTGTCACTATCTTCTGTAATCCATTTTTCATACCCTTCGGCATTAAAAGTTTGTGTACACACTTTATAGTCAGGCCTCTCAGGAAAATCTTTAGTGGTAAATGATGGCTCAATCCACCTCACTCTATTGTTAGGTTGCAACGCAATATTACCATTATGTAAAAGGATAATGTGATGTGACTTATGCTCGTGAGGAGTCTCACTCAATGTAAGGTCTGAATTTTCATTAGTATCTCCTGCCCACTGTATAGTGGCGAAATACTCACCATCATACCACATTTTATCCTTTAAAAAAGCTGATGCAGTCACACTACCTAAATAGTTAAGTTGTACCAAAGAGAAATTCTTACTAAAAGAATTCCAAAGACAAAGATGGTCAAATGCCATAGCAGGAGCTTCGGCAGGGTCTATCTCCTTATCAAACACCACGAATGCAGAGCAAGGTAACTTGTCTCTCATCACACCATTCTCCAATAACACTTGGAATAGTGGCACTTGTCCAGGTAAACATTTAACAGATACCATTCGACCTTTGTCAAACTCTCCATGATGTTCGTCCATATCATATAAGTATTCTCTTCTTACCCACACATCAAGAGGTGGGAAACTTGTTTCTATATAAGCCATATTTAGTTATTTTTAATTTTATTATTTATAGTTAACTGTTACATCCAAAACACTCGTATTGAGAGTCTTTTGGTTTTTCTTTACTCACTCCTGCTAATTTAGCATTATTTTCAATTTTAGACTTAGTTCTAGTGTAATAAACTCCTGTCTTTAATCCTACCTTCCAAGCGTACATCAATGCACTTGATATCTTAGAATATTTTGCATCTTTGTGGTACACATTCATTGACTGACTTTGGTCCACGTACATATTTCTAACAGATGCTAAATCAAGTAGAGTCTTCTGAGATATCTCCCACACATCTTTGTATCGGTATCTCACATCTTCAGGTATCTCTACGATGTTTTGGATAGAGCCACCATTGGCAATAATCTTATCCATCATTTCTTGATTCCACAAACTTAAATCATCTAATTCGCTTACAAGATATTTGTTAATCACAGTAAACTCACCTTGACCAACTCTCCTTGTAAACAAGTTACTTGTCACGGGCTCAAAGCTTTCGAACACTCCAAGTAAAATAGAAGAACTTGCTGTAGGCATGAGTCCTAAGAATAGAGAGTTACGAACTTTGATAGGCTCTCTCTGAGAAAGGGCTATCACTCTGCCTGTTGTTTTACTTGTGTACTTAATACCTTTGCTGTAAGGGCTCCCTTCCCAAGCAGGATACACGCCTTCTTCCTCAGCCATCTTCTGACTCTCTTGCACAGCAGACTCATACATAGTTCCAAATATTTTGTGTTGCCACTCGACTGCTTCTTCTGATTCAAAACTAATTTTTTTCTTTGCGAAAAAGTCTGCCATTCCTGCCACACCGATAGCCAATGCTCTTTGGTCCTCTCCTGCGTTCCTGCTCCAATCATCAGACCACTTGTTGTTGTCTATGACTCTGTTAAGCATTCTAGTTAGAACCTTGACACTATGCTTGATAGTCTTCTCACTCTCATGCTCAGACAAGTTAACCGAACCTAGCGTACATTGTGGCGTGTAGGAAGGCTTTGATGCTTCCATAATTTCGATACACAAATTACTTTGTTTAATTACACCGATATTGCTCTGCATATTTTTTCTGTTGGCATTGTCCTTGAAGAACACGTAAGGTCTACCCGACTCTACTTGAGACTTGATTATTAAGTCCCAAATTTTCTTAGGTGATATTTCGTACCCAATACCGAGGTCAACTGCCTTCTGATATTCTGCTTCAAACTCCTCACCCCAAAGGTCTTCAAAGGGACGTAACCCATTGTCTTTCAACACTTTAGGACAGAACAAATGCCAAGATTCATTGCTCAACAATTTATTCATAAATAAATCGTTAATAGTTACAGACAAGAATAAGTCTCTTGTTCTAAGTTCTTCTTGACCTACAGGAAGAGTGAGTTCCAAGAAGTCCATAATATCTCTGTGCCAAACCGATAGGTATAATGCACAAGAACCTGAACGAGTACCTTGCTTGTAGAAACGCATCTTGGACTGAACCATATCAGCAAAGCGTACAATCCCTCCTGCCTTTGCACTAAAAGAAGTCACATCTGATTTCTTACTTCTCAAGTTATCTATCATAAGACCAATACCTGCACCTTCCTTCGAAGCGTAAGCTATTTTAGTTAAAGTGTTTTCGATACCATCAATGCTGTCTTCCTGCAAGTGAGTAAGGTTACACGATATCATTCCGTTTCTACCTTCGATACCTGCATTGGTATAGATAGGCGTGGCACAGTTGATTCGCTTAGTCTTCAACTCATCTGCAAATAATTTATATTCCTTCTTGTCTTTTGCCAAGTGTTTAGCCACTCTTTCATACATACAAGAGGGTAATTCTGATGGAGAGCCATCAACTTTCTTAGAATACTTCTTCAAGAAAGTGATAGCACCAAAAAAATCGTATGTCTCATCAACAGGTTGAAGAGGCTTATCGATTAATTTAGATAATCTACTAAGTAGCAATCTGCCTCCAAGCAAACTATAGTCAGGGTGTGTAGTTACCATATCAGCAGATGAAAAGGCAATCAGTTCATCCAAATCAGTAGTGGTCATCCCATCCTTGATAGATGGGATAACCTTTTGAAACAACTCGTGAGGATTGACTTTTAATCCCTGAGAACGATTCTTAATTCTATTTAAAATTTTATTTGGAAGAAACTGTTGACTACTTCCGTCTCTCTTGGTAATCCTCATCTTAAAACTCGTCTGTGAACATACCTTCAGTAGTAGTAGGAATGTCTACTCTAGTGTACTGACCTGTTCTTTGTTCAAAGAAATTGTTTTTCGCTGATAACCCGATACGAGCCATGTAGTCAAGTGGGTTTCTAACATTAAAATATTTACCACAACCGAAGTCTTCTAAGACGATGTCAGTAACGTACTTAACATACTCCAGCATCTCTTCCTTTGTAAGACCTTGTAAGCCGTTAGGCATACTATCTAAAACAAACTTCTGCTCTACATCGAAACACTCAAGAATGATTTTCTGAATTTCGTGGGTAGAAATTTTGTACTCATCCTTGATGTAGTTGTTGTATAGGTACTGAGCAAATTCATAATGCAAGGATTCATCTCTAAGGATTAATTCGTTCATAGAACCCAAGCCATTCATTTTGTTACGTGACCTATACCAAAACACTCCTGCAAACACAGAGGAGAAAGCAATACCCTCCACACAAGCAAATGCTACAAGTCGGTGAGCAAATGATGGATGGTCAATCCACTTCTCTGCCCAAGAAGCCTTGTCCTTTACTGCTTGGTTGGTAGACATTGAATTAAATAAATCGTTTCTTTCTTGGTTATCTTTTATGTATGTATCAATAAGGAGAGAGTAACCGTTGGCGTGTACTTGTTCAATAAAGGTCTGATGCCCATAAAAATACTGAGCCTCAAGTAAATCTACCTCATTCATAAAGTTGGTAGCCAAGTTGTCTATCACAAGACCATCAGATATAGCAAAGAATGCAAGGATGTTTTTCAAGTAACTTTTTTCATCTTCTGACAACGCATCGAAGTCATCAGAACTCAAGTCAACTTCCTCAGCAACCCACGTTTGCTTTTCTGCTTTTTTATAATAATCCCACAAATCAGTATGGGACAATGGGAAAATAGAATACCTCTTCCCTAAATCCTTAGAGTTTAAATACATAGTTTAAGTTTAACAAAATTAGATAAAAAACCCACCGAAAATTCGATGGGTAAAGAGATGTAAGGTAATAATTACAAATTAGTTTTCCAAATTGAAAACAATTGTAATTAGAACGGCAAGTCATCTCTAACAGGTTTGTTGTATCTGAATACAACTGTTTTGGATTCCTCACAAGAAGCAGTCCCTTCTTTCTCTTCTAGTTTCTTTTGAGACTTCAATTCCGTCTCCATTTCAGTAACTTTTTCAGAGTAAGCCCACTTCTTACGAGTCTGCCAAGAATATGACCCATAGTAAAATTTAGTACCATGTTCAGGCATATCCTCTTTCAGTCTTTCTTTTAATTCAGACTGCTCTTGTTCAATGTCTCTTTTCTTTTCTTCAAGAAAAGCATAACGCTTATATACTTCTTCTAATGTCATAGTTTTAATTTAAAAGGGTAAGTCTTCAATGCTTGGTTTTTTGACCTCGGTTTTTGTTGGTTCTGGTGTTGAGGCATTTTCATCTTTTGCGAAGTTTTCTCCAATGTGCTTTTGTAGAAAGTTGTATAGGTATTCATTTCGGTTATCGAAGTTTGGTTTCTTCTTACCCATTTTTTCTTCCCACACAATTGAAGGAATGTCTCCGTCCTCATTTTTGGCTGACTGATATGATAGTGATTTCTCTACCTTTTCTCCATCAACTCGGAACGTGAAGCCTCTGTAAGGATACTTTGCATTTTCAGGTTGATAAACATATGCGTTGACCGTGTAAGTGCGACCTCTCTGTAGATTAGGTAACTGACGTACAAAGTCTGTTGTAAAAGGATTCACTTCTT